AATATAGTCAAAGACCTATACATAGGTAAATCGAAACTAAATATCCGATTTCAGAATCAAATCATAGAGCCTGAAACCATAGTAGATAGTTTGGGTGTACCTTACCCTAAATTAAAGGAATACCCTACCTTTCCGGACTATGTAGTAATAGGTAACTTTGATGGCAAGGATATTTTTAACATTCAAGTGGGAGAAAACCCTCACATGTTATTAATCACAGGAATCCCTAAAGGTGCCAAGACTTTAGATTGGTACAGGGTAAAGGAAGCAATCTGGTCCTCCTATTATGAGGATAATTACCGAGGATATTTATTTCAGGTCCAGGATGCAACCAAGAAAGTAACACTAAAGGCTTATCCTTTAGAAACAATTAAAGAGTAAATATATGGAAGCAATAGATTACGTAAAGTTATTTAAACTCGACCAAGAGAATTACGACTTCAAAAGGGAAGAGTTTATTTCCGAATTGGGTAAAGAGTTTCTAGATTATTGCCAAACTACTACCATTGGCATTAACCCTAAGACTCATAAGTTATATTATTATCGGTTCAAGGAAATCATTAAGAATTTCGAAAGTAAATTCTGGGCAATATCCAAGCTTAAGGTAGGTGAAGGATTTACACAGAACCTATGGAATGCTTTCTTTGCTACTCAGGTAGTACCTTTAAGAGCAAAGATGTTCCCAGATATCCAACAGTTCATTGAAAAAAGGAAGAAGGAATACCTCAATGAACAAGACAAAAAACCATCTACCTATAAAAAGGGAAGTCATGGCAAAGGAAATCCTAGACCTTCACGGCAATAAATTTATTGCCAAGGATTGGAAACTTTGCCTTAGTATTCCGATAGGCAAATGTGATAAATTAATTTTCACCAGGGATTATGTCTTTGGTGATTCTTTTAATTTGGCAGTGAAAAAGAAAACCTATAAGGCATATTTCTATAACCTTAGTATCAATTGCTATGTATGTTATAAACTAGAGCTAATAGGTTATGATGAATCTAAAGATATAAGAAAGGCTTATTTATATGGCAAAAGAAGATAAGATAACAAGATTCCCTCGTCCTATGGGTACTACTGCAATGATACTCGAATATCAGAAAAGTGGTAATCCAGAGGATTTGATTAAGGTACAGAATTACCTTATTAATCAATGGCTTTTGGGAAATGGAGTCCTATGTGGAGTGACTTATGATATCAATTCATTCTCTAACAGATTAGGGATTGATACAGAGTATGTACGTATATTTATGAGGGATAGATTATTATCCTCTAAGATTTGGGATAGAGATAAACAAGAAGAATTACTGCAAGCATTAATGGGAGAACAACTAGCCTGGGCTTTAGAAGACCGTATGGAAATCTCTCATCAATTGCAAATATTAAGGGATTCCCAAGGAGGTAAATATACTCCATTTATATCTGCTGAGGTAAATAAGACATTGAAGCTTAAACTGGAATCCTCTACATCCTTGCAATCTATTATCCGTAATCTTACAGGAGGCAATACAACCAATATATTCAATCAATTCAATCAACAGAATAACCTTGGTGCTCCAGTAGATACCATCTCTATAGAGGAGGCAAGAACAATTGTATTAGAATCTCAGAAGGTTCTATCTAAGACTGAAGAGGCCAAACTATTGGAAGAGAAGTATGACATCAATAGCCTACCTGAAGTAGTAGCTACCAAGCAAGAAGGAGTAGATACCTCTAAAGAAGGGCTTAATCTGAACAAGAAAGAACTTAATCAGATTACGGATAATTATAAGGCTGCAATGGAAGTATCCTCTAAAGAACATCATGAATTGCGTAGGGAGATAGAAATGAGGATTGACCCAGATGAGGAAGACCCAGAAATGGATAGGTACTTGGATGAGGAAATAATAGAAGCAGAAGAAGTTCCTTCAATTGCATCATCATTCCTTAACAAAAGACGATAACTAAAGAGGCTACCTACTATTGGTGGCCTCAGTTGTGTATATACAGATTTGCATATTAAAAATAAAAGAATTATATTTGCATATCAATTTTAAAAATAGACAAAAATATGGAAACATTCAACCAAGAACACAAGGAGACTAAGATTAAGAACATTAATCAGGGTACTTACTTTAGACTCAAACCCTCGGATACTGCACCAGTATGGGTCAGAGGAGAATATAACCGTTTAGCTGGTAAATACTCCTGCTGGAAATTCGATGATACTAATCATGAAAAACTCATGAAAGGTTCTCAAACCGTATATATTAACTTTACATTTTAACAACATGTTCAAATTCTTCAGAAAGAAAAAGAAACTCAGAGTCATCAAATGCTCTGACTTCATTAAGTTAAGACAAGTAGAATGCTTAGAGAATTGCTATAACATTACTCTTAGCAGTTATCTTCAAACCTTTCAAGGTAGAGTACAAACATTGCTCAATGAGTTTCATATCTATGATGACCGTATCTGGGTAGAGGCTTACAGGGAATATCAACGACATTATAAGGTATATGATAGAGTACCAGACTTATTACTTTATAAGATACCGGTACTATTTGCTATGTCTTATCCGGGTATAGAATCTCGAACGGACAAAGAATTTGCTTTCAGATACTATATACCTGACCAATCATTTTATGAGGGTATGCCCTCTGAGTTCCAGTTGAATCCGGAGATAGAAGATAACTTCAAGAGTATGTATTCTAAGGTATATGGGTATTTACCAGAAGGAAAAGTAACCATAGATGAATACATACAGATTATCAGATTCAATTACTGCAAGAACTGGGATGTGCTTTGGAATAATCCCAAGGCTATTCGTAATTACTTTGATGAATGTATGGATATCATCATGTCCTTCGTAGATGATGAATGTATGGTAACAGTAACTAATATCATTACCAGATGTGCCGAAGAGATGAAAGAGAAATTACAAACCCTCAAAAATAATAGAGATGAACAAATTTAGATTCAAAGTATCTACCATGTTAGAACAGGTAGAAGACGATTACATTAAATTCGTGGGAGATAATTATGGTGTAAACCGAGATGAGTTTCTTAAAGACTTCAGAGCCAAACTTAATCTCGAAAGTCATCATATATATACAGTACATGCTGAATTAATTGAGTATGAACCAAATCGTATCATTATTCAGACTTCTAAGTATAATACCGTTGCTAAGGAATACAAAGACCATTATCTTTGGATATTTACTAACAAGGGAGACAGGAAGTACGACTGGGACTTAAACAGATTCCGGGCTTTACCTCAGTAATTATAAAATAAAAGTAAGAATATAGTAATATTTAAAATAAAATTCTTATATTTGTAGTGTAATAATTAAACAATAAAAATATGAAAACAACAGCATCCAAATCCTCTATCCAGAACCTGGAAGAGGTACTTCAAAGGTTTATCAATAACAAAAACACTTTCTCTCTTACAGAGGAGGAAAATGAAATGCTAAAGGAAAACCTATTTGAACTACTCAGTAAGGTATACGATAACTACCAACTAGCTTGCATCGATATTAATCAAATCTGGGTATATGAAACTTGCTACTATACTTTCACATTCGAAAGCTTGGTAACAGTAGACAGACTAAGAGAAAATATCATTGCTACTGGCTGCGTACGATTTATGCAAAACTTTACCGATGGTGATGGACAATTTATATCATTCACCAAGCTAGACAGAAACAATTGGATTTATCAACTTAACTTCAGAATATCATGAATGAACAAGAATTAAAAGAACTTGCCTTACAATTGCATAAGGCACAAATACAAAAATATCCCTGGGTCTCAGCAGACCCAGAGGATGCTGAATCCTACATTAGGACTTATGGAGATACTAACGTACACTTGTACTACGATTATTTACTTGCTAATGGAATAGGAGAAGTGGAGGAATAATTATGAAAATCAGAGCTTTTTTAGAAACAGAAACAATGGACCCTGATTTCAGGGAACCATTCTTAAATGGAATGCCCATTGATATCACTGAAGCATCTTTTGATAGGATTGTACGATATGCTTCAGGATGTACGGATGTCCAACAACCAGATGTGATTGCTATAGTCATTCAACATGCTTTGGATAATCTAAAAGAATTATTCCAGTTATTAGATAACTGTAACGGTACTACACAAATGAGAGTACTTATCCCAGTATCTATCTCTGCCCTTACATTTACCAGACAATATCAGGATACACTTAAGAGGGTACTAAAAGATAAAATTAAGGGAACACTAGATGGCCTACCTCAAGAACAACGTGCTGCACTTCTTAATGAAGTACTCAATGAAACCTTAAACGAAGGTTCTCTTAATGACGATTAACCAGTTGTTTTCATATCTATCCAGGAGGCAGGACTCTAACCTAACTAAGAGCCTGCCTCTACCTCAGTTATATTTGCATATTATTTATTTTATTCTTATCTTTGTAGTGAAATAAAAATTTAAGTATTAATTTAATTTTAAAATAGACAACAACATGGTAAACCTTTACAAACTCACCAACCTACTGGAAGCTGGGATGACAATATTCCAACTCAATCAATGGAAAAACGAGGGTATCTGGTATCCAATTACCCAGTACAAAAAACAATCTAACGAAATCGAGGTAGTCACTAACCTATTCGTACCTATCAATATGGAAAACGAACGGTATCACATTCAATTATCTGCTAATTATGATGCCAATGAGATGGACGAATGGAAACAATTCCTAGAAGATAACCAATGGAAACTCTATCCATTACTCAGAAATATACTTAACGTATTCTTACCACCATATGAACCCGGATACCGTATCCTATATACATTATATCCTGCAGGATTCATTTCAGTAATTGCCGAACCCTTAAAATCAGAGGAGGACTAACTATGGTACCATCAAAAACTTATCTTAAATTCAAAGAGACTCGTTCACAGGAAGACCTTAATACTCTCAATAAATATCTTAAACGTTTGAGCGAGATATCCAGTAAACTAAATAACGATGCCCTCGAACTCTCTGACGAAGAAGAGAATAAACTATACGATGAGGATGAAGACCTAACAGACAAAGTCTTACGGCTACTATTTGGGGATACATTCTTTATCTTCATCAGCGAATACGGCCTAGATGAATACGATTCCTGGGAGGATACAGTTGAAGACCTAATCGAGGACTTATGCACCCATCAGGAAACCCTTGAGGACTTAGGTAAACATTAACCAATGAAGCCTAACATAATTCTTATACTAATCATGGGAGGAATTATCCTAATAATGGGTGCATCCTCCCATCCTACTAGCGAAGAACCTTTAACTTATGAGAATACTCATTGCTTAATATTAATAATATGCTAGAACAGTCCAAATTTTTAGTATCCTTTGATTGCCAAAACGAAAAGTTCTGCGAAGAATTAATCATAACCTATAGAACTGAGGAACTAAGGCCATACTTAATATTCCCAAGGGTAAAACTAAACCCCAACCATCTTCATGTATATCATACTAAAAGGATAATCTCAGAACTTATAGGTATGCCATACTCTTCCATCGAAATAGTTGACCTTATAAGGCTCCAGTAAGTAATTGGGGTTATTGCATATTTAAAATATTATTCTTATATTTGCATAAACATTTAAAAATAGACGTTATGAATGAAGAAAGTAAATTAATCGAATTATTTAAAAAATACCCAGAGTATAACCAAGAACTAAAACATTACGGAAAATGAAACTAAAAATCACAACCTTAGTAATCGTAGAAGAGGGCCAAGTCCAAGACATCTACCATTCACTTGAAGATAACCAAGACAAGGCTTATCAAGAAATCATAGACCAGGTAAATGCTGAATATGGAGACGGAGGAGTATTACAATTCTATTCTCTACAGGGTATCAAGGAATACTTCGAAATCGTACATATCCAAACCCAAGAACTAACATCAATAGGATTCAAAACCGCAATATTAGACCTATGAAAAAGAAATCCAAGAACCAAGTATACATACCTCACCAGGATAAATGGAATGAACACTTTCCTACTCCAGGTAAACCAAATCCTAATTACTACACAGACTCAGGTGCAACCTTCAACAAGCACCTACGTACCCAAAACAAATTAAAATCCAAACAGAAATGAAAGCCTTACTCTTAATAGCCTTAATAATATATACCTCACTAAGCCTAATACATAGGAGCAAGAGGTATAACCAAATACCAAGCCCCACCAACAAACAAAAATACATATATATAACCCTACAGAGCCTACAGATAATCCTACTAATCCTATTAGAGACCTTAATCCTAAGGATACCAACCTACTAACCCACCCACCCCAAACAAAACAAATAACCAATATAATACACATGCCCAGTATGAACATATAATACAAAATCATACTGGGCCTAACTATGTAACATAATACACATACACTTATCTAAGGTACATATAACCTTCAACCTAATATAATACTAATTAATATACATAATACAATCTGGGGATCGCCGGGGGTTGCGGATTTTGGGGTACCTAGTCTGGGCAGGCATCCTCTACTATACAACCACCATACTCTAGAGCTATCTAACACATATGTCTCAAGGTCCTAAGGCTATGTAACCAATTGCCTAAAAGGCCCCTAATAATAGCCTTTTGGGGTACCTAAATCCGATAAATCCTAGACCCCTAATGGCCGCTTATTATATATAATAAGTATATAAAAAAGGCAATCGGATTTGTAGGATTAGGCAATCATTTGGGGTACCTTTTTATATAAAATTAGGTACCTATTTTGTCGGATTGGGGCCCCAGGATTTAATAAATTTAAGGCAATTTTAGGCCTCCAAGGCAATAGGATTATATAAAATTGTAGGCCATTCAAGGTACCTAAAACTAGTAAGTATGTTATTAATGGCCCTTGTAGTTAGTTAAAAAGAAACTTTAGATTGCTAGAAGGTATATGTTTTATGTAACTGTTTGATTACTAATAAGTTAAGTAGCCTTAAGACATTATCCCTTAGGGGCCTCAGTAGGATTTGCATAAATAAATAAAAAGCATTATATTTGCACTATAAACAATTAAAAATATATAGATATGAAAACAGTACAATTTAATGCAAACCAAATCCTCAATCGTAATCACCAACCCATTACCCATAACGGGGTAATCATTATGGCCTCTAACATGGTAGTTATCTCTACTGGCCATGACGATTCCATTATCGATGACCCAGAAGGTTACTCAGAATATATCATACCTATCCTAGAAGCCATTCAAAAGACTTCTATTAAGGTATACCGGTTATATCTTGCTTCGATTACTTCTACCGTTACCGATTATAAGGGTACTCATACCTGGGTCTTCACTACAGACACTACCTATTCCGATGCCGACATCGAATATATCCAGGCTGCCTTATACAATGTATTCTGCGAAAACAATGAAACCTGCGAACCAATCGTAAACTACGTTAACAATACATTTATCATCACCGACATCTATTCCTGCTAATCGCTATGGGAGCTCTATATATTTTATCTCAGGCCTTACAAGGCAATATTACAATGATACTTGCCTTACTCTTTATGCTATCTCCTGCTATAGTTGCCTTGATAGCTATATTCAAATCTCGCTAACTATGTTACACCTAAGCCCATACCTTAGATAGGTATGGGCTTTTTCTTAAGCCTTTCTATGTAGGCCATCATGGGACTTGCTAAGGCTTACCATAGGCCTAACTACAGACCTATAGGCCATAGTACTCTATAGACTCCATGGATGGCCCAGGGCATTATAAGATTGCCTGCTAGTCACCTAATGGCCTTTATGTAATGTAATATACAGATAATAACTACCGGACTGTATGGGGCCTCCAAATTTCTAAAGTGGTACCTATACCAACCCCTTCTATATCCTACCTTATATCCATCAATATACCTATATCTAATGCCCACAACCATGCCCAACTTTCAAACCCATAAAACCTACTTGCAAATTTTTCATACGAAATTATTAAAAATTATTTTTAAAATATTTCTCGAAAATTTTTCTATAAATGTTTTGCAGATTAAAATATAAATCGTATCTTTGTAATGTTGAAAAAGCAAAGAGATATTTAAAATTTTGATTAACAATTTTTAAAAAGAAAATTCTCTGAAAATTTTGCTAATTAAAATATAAATCGTATCTTTGTAATGTAATCAAAAAGCGATACTTGACATATTGAAACAATATAAAATTAATTTATTCCTTTTCTCTTTTTCTTATAAATCTTTTAGTTTTATAGAGAAAAGGATATAATAAAATAAACATAAAAACTAAAAGTATTTTATTATGGAAGAATTAAAAAATGTAGTAGTAGAAAAAGAAGTTGCTAACAACAAAGTAAACAAAGTTAGTGCAAATAAAGCAAAAGCACAAGCAAAAGCAAATAGCACTATTAAATTATCAGTTGATAGTATTTTTAAAAGTCTAAATGAAAAAACTAACGGACTTTTAAAAACTTCTTTAGGGAAAAAGACCGAAATTTATATTGAAAGTCTTTTTGCAGAGTTGAACGAAAAGCAAAAGAAAGCGTATCGAAAGAAATTAAGAAACACAACTTTTTCTTTGCTTGATTCGATTTGCAAAGCAAAAGAAGAAAAGAAACAAAATGAACTAAAAACACTTGTTTCTGCATTTACAGAATTTTATAAGCAAGTCTACAAAGTAAATGATTTTTCTTTTGCTTCTATTGCAAGCGAAAATACAAAGGACACAAAAAAAGAAGTTCTAACAAAAGGTTTACAAATAGTCAAAAATTTCAAGTAATTAAATGATATGTTATTAAATGTATTTTTATTTGTTGGTGTAATTTGGGTATTAATTCAGATTATCAAAGATATAAAAGATTTTTTAAAGAACTTATAAACTAAATAAAAAGTAAGGGAAAGCAAAATAAATGTTTGTCCCTTACTTTTTATTTTTGAATGTTAAATTTAACGTAACCGTTCCCCCCTCTTAGTACCACCAAAATTTACCTTCCCGTGATAAAGGTTTGCCAAGCCTTCCCAGCCAGTTTTTAGTACCACACCAAAATCTCCCCTCGTATTAAGGGGTACCCCGATTATCCCACAAACCACACAACACACAAAGAAGCCAGAGACCTAACATCCCTGGCATTCATCTTACAAAAGGGTATCTAATATCTCTTTAATCCTACCCTTCCCTAAGACCCTCCTACCATTATTTATCTCATAGAAGAAAAGATAATACATCTCAAGTTCTTCCATCCAAATCCTATCTCCTCCCTCCAATAATGGTTCTATTCTCATCATATCCTCAGGATTAATCCATAACCGATACCAAATCCTATTACCTTCAGAACATCTTAGGATTCTCTTATGGTCATCATCCCTTATCACTGTTACCTTTACCATATCCTTTAAACATTTCTTGGTTCAACCTAAATCCAGGCCTAGATATAATCATCCTCTGGATATCACGTATCTTAACTGCCATCTCATTCCTTTCCATCGGATGATTGATTGGTAATTCTAAAAATCTATTCCAAATTTCATCAGTAAGTATAAGGATTGCCTCTTCCTCTTGGGTAAGTTTACCCGGATTAACCCCTTCTGTTATTACTGCTTGGGTAGTAAATATAATATCTTCCATATCTCAACCAATTATAGGTTTATCAAATTCAAATAGGAGATTAACTCTCTTATTATGTATTCTCTCTAAATCCTCCAGGGCACACTCTAGTATTTTAATACGTTCAGCATTATATCTTTTAGATACTGGAAACCATAATGCTGTACCGAACAAGTATTTGTATCCATTTAACCTTTTCATAGGTACCCTAAAATATATTCTGCTATTTACATCAAGAGTATCATCCTTAATACTTTCGATTATGTGATGGGAATAACCAAAGTATACATGGGTAAGTCCAAATCTTTGAGGAGTAAACCAAGGTTTAATTACTTCTTGCCAAAGTTTCTTATCCTCTTCTATAAAGTCATTACATAATCCATGAGGTATATTTGGATTCCTTAACCTTTTAGTGATTACTATTTCGATTAAAGCCTTTACCCGTGGATAATACTCCTTTATCCTATTCTCAATTACCCTGTTCTCATAGGAATTATAATCGATTGCAGTGTACGTAGAATTTTCCATTCTTCTCTAATTTTCTTTCAAACCATTGGCAGGTAATACATCTTGGACTTCCTACCATTACTTCTGTCTCTCCCTTGATTACTGGGCAAGGATTGGTAAGCTTCTTTTGCCTACCAACCTTCTTAGTCTTAATCTCTCGGTTCATGTTTCTTTTCTATATAAGTTATTATAAAGTATATCGGAAATAGTGGCATAATTAACCAGATAGTTAGGAATAGGAATCCAGGTCTAGTTAATCGGTGCATTGAGCATATTACCCTGGTCATAAACCAGGCAGGTATAATACAGATAGCATATATTATACCCAGAATAATCCACATCATTGTTCGAAGTATTTATTTACGATTTTGGATATCTTCTTATCTAACTCTACGATTAATTCACTGAAGTCTTTGTCCTTCATATCCTTAATCTTGGATTCGATTAGTTCAAGGTTTCTCTTGATTGAGAAGTAGGATTTGAATGCTTGGTAATCCAATTCGGATTTATCCGATAGAGGTAGGATAACACTTTGCTTACCATCCAATCGGATATAATTCCCATCTGGTCCAAGTGTTCTTGATACCTTTACCTTATTACTCAGGATTGCAAACCCACCTTTCTTGTCGATGGTTTCTACCTTTACCTTTTCCATTAAGGTTTTGCCATCAGAGAAAATGACTTCTTCACCCTCCTTTAGCTTTTTGGTTTCTTTTTTGTTCTTTTTCATATCTTTATTAATTAGTTTATGCAAATATACGAAATTATTTATTATCTGTATAATTTTGAATCATAAATTTTAAATCCTCTGAGGTAAAGGATTTGCGACTTAAGAGTTCCATAAGTTCTACAGGAGTAAGGATTATTCCATTTGGAGTAAAAAGTCCTCTAGAGTGTTCTGGAATTATGCCCTGGAATCCCCAATTGTTATATGAGTTAATAATCATGGAATTATCTCCGGTGAGCATAGCAATGTAATTTTCTGAAGTTTTAATACGTTCTCTTCTGAAAGTACCAACTTCTATCCATAAGGAATTAAGATGGATAGTGTAATGACGATAATCCGGAGTGATTAATGGGAGGATTTCCATCGAAAAATCCTTTCTTACCTTATCATCTTCTTCTTTAATGTTATGCCAGAAAGCACAATGAAAGCAAAGTTGTTTGGCTTCCATTATTTTAGGGATTGCCCTAGATAATTCGTACTGATGCAAGTCAATAGGTTCATTGCATAGGTGACATTTTTCAGTTTCCATATTTCTACATTATTAAATTATATAGGATAATAGAACCTAAAGAACCATCCCAAGCAGGGTATTCAGCAATACTTTCTAATCTTTAATGAACTTTAAAATATAACGTTATGGATAAGTTAACTAATGAAATGATTGTGGCTCTAGCCAATGATTTGGGACTAGAACCAGCCTTGCTTAAAGCAGTACAACTGGTAGAAGCAGCAGGCAGAGATGGATTTTTAGTAGATGGTAGACCTCAAATTCTATTCGAAGGTCACATTATGTACAAGGAAATCAAGAACAAATTCGGTTTGGACAAGGCAGTTGCTGCTCAAAAGAGTTATCCTACCATTTGTTTCCCGAAATGGGACAAATCTAAGTATCTTGGTGGAGCTCATGAGTACAAAAGACTCGAAATTGCCAAGAAAATTGATGAAGAATGTGCTCTAAAGTCAGCTTCTTGGGGAATGTTTCAGATTATGGGCTTCAATTTTGCCTATTGTGGGTGTAAAAATGTCTTTGATTTCGTCAAAAAGATGGAAGAATCTCATGCTTCTCAGCTGAAATTGATGTATTATTACATGAATAATACCAGTTGTTTGAAGAACTTGAAGGAACATGACTGGGCAGGCTTTGCTCGGAAGTATAATGGTCCTGGTTATGCTGAAAATGCCTATGACCAGAAGTTAAAAAACGCTTACGAAAACTTTAAAAACAAGATATAATGAAGGTAATTTACAACAAATTTATACCTTTCAAAGGGTATAAAGCCATGAATTTATTCGGCATCGTCTTCGTAAGAAAAGGTGCCAAGTTTGATGCCTATGATTACAACCATGAGAAGATACATCTCAAGCAAATGCAAGAGATGTTGTGGATTTTCTACTACTTGTGGTATGCAATCGAGTACCTAATCATCATGTTCTTCGCTAAATGGAACAAACAAAGCGAAAGATATCATGATGTAAGCTTTGAAGAAGAAGCCCATAACAATGACCATAACCTGGATTATACTAATGTTAGGAAACATTATGCCTGGGTTAAATATGTAAAACTAAGAAGTTACAAGAAATGAATGTATTAGGGATTTCAGCAGGGCAAGGAGCTCTGCTGTTCCCTTTTAGGAAGCACCTATTAGGGAATATAGAACCTCGAGGAGTATTTCATACTCCCGGAGAAGAGCAATGGAAAGCTAATTTTGGAGATATACCATTCTACAAGGGATATTGTTTACAGGAGTTTGATGAGAAAATAGATATCATAATCTCTTCTCCAGACTGTGGAGCATCATCCATTATGAGGCTTTCAAAGGTTAAAGAATTGGGTAAACCCAAGGATAACCGAAGTTTAAGTCTAGTAATAGAAGGAATCAATTATTACAAGCCTAAGATTTTTCTTATAGAAAACTTACCTCGTTTGCTATCTCTTCTACCCAATGAATACCTTCAGGAAGCCCTTAAAGACTATAAACTTATTTTTCACGAAAGAAGCGTTTCCGACTATGGGAACTCCCAAGTATCAAGGAAACGTTTAGTTATCGTTGGAGTGCATAAGAAAGCCGGTAAGAAATACTTGAATGCTTTTAATGAAGTATTCCAAGTAAAAACTCCAACAATTACTAGAGAATTGCTCTTTGAGTCTCCTTACGGGAGTAATTATAACATTCCAATTGAAAAGAATTTGGCGATGTATGATTATCGAAAGCTTCCTGCAAAGAAGAATCTAACCGTTAGAAAGATTCAGTTATTGTGGAATAGTGACTTCAAGAATGAAAAGAAATGGCCCATAAAGACTGCTAAGATGAGTACTCTCCCAGGAGTGTATCGATTAGAGTTAGATAAAGCTCCTCTAACTTTAAGACCTGCTGATAGACAGTTCCGACCTGATGGTTACCCTCTTGGGATTTTGGATTTCAAGGCAATTATGGGATTTCCTAAAGCCTACAAGATTTTCATGGATGAAGGCAATTACCTTTACTGGCTTAACAAGGCAAGGTATACCATTGCCAAGGGTTCGGTATATGAGGTAGGTATTTGGTTCAAGAGATGCCTGAAAAATGTTAATATATACTAAAGTATATATTACTTCCTGGTAGACCTTGAAAAATATAGATATATAATATACTTCGTATATATATCTATATTTTTATATACTCTATATCTATATACTTATAGATATACGAAATTAGGTATATTAGGATAGAAGAAACAATTCGATTCGCTTTGCTCATCGAAAGATATTGCCGAAATTTCGGCAATATCAGAAGAATGTTGTTAATTAAACCTTGTGACATGAAATCAGATTTTAAAAACAAGTGGAAGAATGTAGTGTTCCTTTTGCTACTAGGATTTACTATTTACCTTTGCTTCAGGAATTACAAATTGAATTCGTATATCAGTCAACTTCCTGATTCATCGGTCATTGGCATTCCTGATACAATCAAACTGAAAGAAGAGTTTAAGCCCAAAAAACCTTTTTCCCAGTTAATTGAACCAAGTAGAATCCTTCTCTACGACTTTTATAGAAACAGCAATAGAATGACTAAATCCCCAAGTTCCGATTCAACGGCGGTTGATTCTGACAATTCAGTAAAAGTCAGTAAGAAGGATTCTCTGGTTCAGTTTACTCTAGACAACAACAAGTTAAATATCAGTCTGTTCAATAAGGAGACAGATTCTTATTCAACTAGAATGTTCAATCTAGACTTAGGGAATTACAAATATAACTGGTATGAGGGACAATTAACTCAGAAGAAAATTCGGAGACTAAGTCTTAGTCCTTATGTCTACGGTAAGTACAGACCCTTTAATCAACTGTTTGATATTGGAACTGGCCTTACAATCAAGACTACGAATTTTAATTACAAACTCGGAGTTAATGCTTTCTGTTATCCGAAATACTTTTCAGGTATAAAAGCTGACTTAGAGTTTTCAATTCAATATAACTTTTGATATGGCGAAAAAGATAATCACAGAAAATCACACTTCCCTTAACCGGGAGGAATTAGCAACCCTTGCAAAGGTTTCTAATGATGTTTTCTATTTCAGTCTTTTCACCTATGTGATACACCCAATGAGGGGAAAGGTTAGATTTGAACTTTATCCATACCAAAAATCGGTACTGTATAATTTCGTCAAAGAACGTTTCAATATCCTGCTTAAGTTCAGACAGGCTGGTATTACAGAACTTATTTCTATGTATTGCCTTTGGTTAGCAATGTATCATCCTAACAAGAAGATTAACATTATCTCAATCAAAGACACAACAGCTAAGAAAGTACTTAAGAAGATTAAGTTCATGTACAAGAACTTGCCTTGGTATTTACAAACACCGATTATCAATGGTAGAGCTGGAGAATATGGTTCTGCATCTATGATAGAATTCGATAACGGTTCTTTCATAGAATCTATCCCTACATCTTCGGAAGCTGGTCGTTCAGAATCTCTTTCCCTATTGGTTATTGATGAAGCAGCAGTAGTAAGATGGGCAGCTCAGATTTGGGCAGCCGCTTTCCCTACCTTATCAACAGGTGGGGCTGCTATCATCAATTCTACTCCTTATGGAGTTGGTAATTTCTACCACTCTACTTGGGTAGATGCTATTGCCGGAGGAAATCCATTTAATCCACTTCGATTGTATTGGCAAATGCACCCAGAACGAGACATTAATTGGTACAATGAAATGTCTTCTGCTTTGGGAACCAAAAGAACTGCACAAGAAATTGATGGTGACTTCTTATCATCTGGAAATACAGTCTTCGACCTGTCTGATATAAAGGCAATCGAAGACTGCCTTAGTGATTATCCAGTTCTTAAGAAAAGGTTTAATGGTCAGTATAGACAATTCTGCGAACCAGAAGATAACAAGGAATACTTTATTGGTGCCGACGTTTCTACTGGTAGAGCAACTGACTACTCTGCTTTCACTTGTATGGATAAAGCTGGGGATGAACAAGCAGTATTTAAAGGTAGATTATCAGTAGATAAGTATGCTAGATTACTGGGAGATACCGGTCAGTTATTTAACTTTGCAACTATTGCTCCAGAATCAAACGATGTTGGATTGGCAGTAACTTCTAAACTTCAAGATGAAGGATATCCTAAACTGTATTACTACCAAAAGATGCTTAAGAAAAAAGGTAAATCTAGACCTGAGATGGATAAATCTCCTGGATGGTTAACTACACAGAAGAATCGTTCAGTAATCATTGAAGGCTTAGAACAAGATATACGAGAAGATAATATCACTTGTAAAGACCCATTCTTTGTTCAAGAAGCATATACCTTCATATATGATGGTTTAGGTAGGCCAGTTGCAATGGGTAAACATAGAGCTAACAATTCAACAGTAGATGTAGACCTTGAAGGTGATGTCTATTCTGATGACTCCATCTTTGGTAAAGCTATATGTAATCACATAAGGAAAGGAAAAACTAACGTAATTGTACAACCAAAATGAAAAAGAAGTTCAACTTTAATTGGAGTTGGGGGAGAAAGAAGGACCCACCTCCAGAACCCTACAAAGAGGAGAAGAAATCAAAACCTTCTACTATCTCTCCTGGTAGAGTTTCAGTCGATGAAGATGAATCTCTTATCAGTTCATTAAAGGGTATTACTGCAATGGTAGACCCTTCTTTTCGTGTTGAAGTAATACCTCTAATTCGAGATTTATATAAAGTAAATCCGGATATGGGCATTGCTTTGCAGGATATGTTTAAGTTAACCAATACTGGTCATACTATAACATTCCCCAACAATACGGATGAAGAAGCAGATAAGATGAGGAAACATCTGGCTGAGAAAACCAAGAAATGGTCAAGGTATACTGCTGGAATAGATGGCTTGGTTAACAAGATGATTGTACAATGTCTTGTTGGCGGAGCTATTTCTGTTGAGGGAGTTCCCGATGAAAAGCTGGAAGGTTTGGATACTATCTTATTCCTTAGACCCGAGAACATTGTATTCAAAAGGGAAAACAATGGAGTATATTCTCCTTATCAAAGGAATAAGAATTACTTCATAAAGCACCAGGATTACATTAAGCTTAACCCAGAGACTTATGTATATGCTGCAATGTATAATGATACCGATGAACCATACGGAATACCACCGTTCATGGCAGCATTGGATTCATTGAAAGGACAACATGATATGAGGGTAAACTTTAAACATATCATGGAAGTCTGCGGTATGGTAGGATTCTTGGAAGCTAAGATGGCTAAACCTGACCAATCTGGTAATGAAAGTGTAAGGCAATATGAAGCTAGACTAGAAAGAAACCTAAGAGACCTAAAAAGAAATCTTAGGGATGGTATGAAAGATGGAATTGTAACAGGTTACATTGATGACCATGAGTTTAAGCTTAACTCTACCACTAAGGAATTAGGTAACATCAAGGAACCCTGGAACATGAATCAGCAATCAGTTGCCAATGGTTTGGGAGTTAATGGTAATCTTATCGGAGTTAGTTCAACAACTGGTGAGGGAGCAACGGGAATAATGCTCTCTAAATTAATCAGCCAGTTAAAGAATCTACAAATGCTTGTAACTTATGTATTAGATTTTCTTTATTCTCTAGAACTGCGCCTGGCTGGCTTTAATAACAAGGGAATAAAGATTCAATGGGGGACTTCAACTATCTCGGATGAAGTTAAAGTTCAACAAGGTCTTCAATACAAGATACAGAATTTGGATTTGTTGTACAAAGCTGGTATCATTAGCCAAGACCAATATGCTTGGGCAATGGGGTATGATTCTCCTGATGAGGATGAACCAAGAGTTTCACTTGAAGACCAGTTTGCTAAAGGTGGTAATTTAGACCCTCAAGAGGGTACTAAGAAGAAACAAAGGCAGAACGATAAGAATCAATCTGCTCGTAGGTCAAGAGATAAAATTAACCCGGCTCCTTCTCGAGGAGACCAAAATACTAAAGCAAGATGAGTAAATTTACAACGAAAAACAAAGAGCATCTTGATTCTATGGTGATTGGGCAAGGTCATACTATAATGGCTGGGTATATCCCAGAATCAGTAGGAGCCCAAGCCTTCTCCGAGAATTATTATAAATGGAAGACTCCAACACCTGACACAATTGCTCAATTTGGATTTTGGGGAGGTGATATAGATTACAATACTTATTATCCTAACCTTGATAAATCTGAACTTACTCCTAAGGACGAAGAATTTATCGAACCGATGTTTAGATTACTTTCAGAAACGATTGTATCTAAAAATTGGAATCCTACTGACTTTAGTCAAAATGGAGTACTAAAGGCATCAATGAAAATGTTACTTGGTCAAACCGTAAACTGCGACCATGAAACAAACATTGGTAATGCAATCGGGGCTGTATCTCAAGTGATGTGGCAAGAATCTTATAAAGATGGACACTTCACTATTCCTGCAGGTATCAATGGTATTCTGAAGATTGATGGTAAGGCAAATCCAAGAATTGCTAGAGGAATCCTTATGGAACCTCCTTCAATCCACAGTAATTCAGTAACTGTACAGTTCAAGTGGGATAAATCTCATCCAGGAATGGAAGATGGTGAATTCTACCAGAAGCTTGGTACCTATGATTCTAAGGGAGAGATGGTACGTAGAATAGTTACTGAGGTAGTTCGTTATTTGGAAACTTCATTAGTATCCCATGGTGCTGATTCATTTGCTCAAAAGATTGGTTCAGATGGTAAAATTGTTAATCCTACTTTTGCAAAAAGAACCTGGGCTTCTTATGAGGAATATAGGGATGACAAGTCTAAACAGTACTTCTTTACTGACTACAAAACAGATCTCTCGGAGTTTCAAGAAAAGGACGATACTCAGGGTTCTTTAATTGATAACCAAGAAAACCAAAATAATAATAAAGAGAATATGAACAAAGAATTGCAAGAATTTCTTGAAAAGCTTTTCGGGGATAACATGCTATCCCTTGTAGAAGGCAAAGAGATGACTCAGGAAGAAGTTATCTCATGTATTCAAAGCTTGGTATCATCCAAAAACAGTCTTCAGACTACGGTTGATAATCTGACTACAGAGAAATCTTCTCTCACTGAACAGATTACTAATCTGAATGCTGAAGTAGCAAACTTGAAGGAAATGGCAACAGTAGGAAAGAATCACATTGCTTCTCTCCGTGAAAATACCGTTGGTACCTACAAGAAGTTGATGGGTGACAAAGCCGATGAAACTATCATCACTATGTTGAATGCCGAAACTACTGGCATGGTTACTTTGATTTCTCTCCAGAAAGACTATCAGGCTCGTTTGGAAGAGAAGTTCCCAATGGTATGCGCAAGCTGCGGTTCTCACGATGTAAGCCGTGCTTCTTCAGCTCAGGAAATTGATGAAAAATCAGGAACTCAGACTGAGGATAAAACTAAATTGGCCGAAAGATCTACTTCCGATGTTCTTGATGACATCTACAAGAGTAAGTTCAAATAAATAAATAATCGATAAATATCACTGTTATGACGAAAATCGTAAACAAAGACCAAGCAATGACTCTCTTTGGGGAAAAGACTCCAAGAGCGGTGATTTACAAAAGTGAATCCCACAAATTGCACCAAGCCTTCAATGTAAAAGAAGGAGAAACAATCGTTCAGGGTATGCCGGTAGCAATTGATGAAACTGGCCTCATATTCCCTTTTAAAGCTGCTGATATTGAAGTATATTTGGGAGTTGCTGTTACTGATAACATCAATCCGGCTTACCGTGCCCAGCATAACTTCCCTGTAGAAGTTACAGTTGCCATGGAAGGTTACATGATTTGTAATTGGGTATCAAATGCTACTCTTACTGCTGGTTATGTAATCCCTTCTGGAGATTTGCTAAATGACCGTTTTGTAAAAGCAAACCAGGGAACCTCATCAACTCCTTTCATTGCTCTTACTCCGGCAGACGAAGCAAACGAGTTAATCCAAGTACTTATTAAATAAGAAGAAAAAGAAATTATGGAAAAAGTTGATATTTCAAAACTGAAGAAGGAAGACTTTATCAAAGAACTTCCTCAAATGGTAAGTCAGCTGGATGCTTTCCGTCAGGGAGCCCAGAATAAAAAGCCGGTAGAAGTTACCCTGGGTGAACTTGCTACAGGTAAGTGGGGAATCACAGAAGATGAATTGTTCGAAAAGGTTGGTATCAATCCGAAAATCGATACAATGGAAAACATCTTCACAATGCCTCAGCAAGATGTTCGTTGGATTGTTCCGGAAATCATTCGTTCTGCCATTACTTTGGGTATGCGCCAAGCTCCGTTTTATCCGGAGATTATTGCATCTGACCAGTCTATCAATGGGCTGACTGCTATCATGCCGATGATTAACATGTCCGATGCTGCACCGGCTAAGGTTAACGAGGCAGAAACAATTCCATTGGGAGATGTAAGCTTCGGACAGAAATCAGTTTCTCTGTTTAAAATCGGTAAAGGTTTTAAACTTACTGATGAAGTTCGTAACTACGTTTCTCTCGATGTATTAGCAATCTACCTTCGTGATTTCGGTGTTCAGCTGGGTTATGCAATGGATACATTGGCTATGGACGTTGTTATCAATGGTAATAAACCGGATGGTTCAGAATCTGCTCCGATTATCGGTGTATACGAAACAACCAATGGTATCACATATAAGGACCTTCTCCATATTTGGGTACGTGCTGCTCGTATGGGACGTAACTTTACTACAATGATTGGTGGAGAAGACCAAGCTATCGAAATGTTGAACCTGCCTGAGTTTAAAGACCGTCATTCAGGTACTACTGAAGCTACACTCAACATCAAGTCTCCGGTACCTAAGAATGCCAACTTCTACATCCATCCGGGAACTCCTGACCAAGGCCTTCTGCTGATTGATACATCGGCTGCCTTGATTAAGCTTACTGCTAAGCAGTTGATGTTGGAATCTGAAAGAATCGTTTCCAATCAGACTCAAGCAATCTATGCAAGCTTGACTACTGGCTTCTCTAAGATGTATCAGGATGCTGCACTCATCTTGTCTGCAGATAAGAAGTTCTCTGAAGCTGGATTCCCGGACTTCATGAACATAGACCCGTACTTGATGGTTAACCTAGAGTAAAGCCACCTGGTTTTATTTTACACAGTTCTAATTTCGAATGGGATAGGGTCCTCGCAAAACCCTATCCCTATTTTTAAAACATCTAAAAACTTAGTAGATTATGAGTGAAAAAATAAAAGTAACTGTAGGGGCCAAAGCTTACAGTTTTCATGACCAGTCAACTGGTATCACTATCGCAAGAGGAGAAGAAAGAGAACTTACTCTCCGTCAATTTGGTTCAAAGAAAATCCAAATGGCTTTGAACTCGGGACATCTTCGGATGATTGCTGACAAAAACAAAGTAGAGAAATATTCGGCTAACGATTTGGACAAGCTGGAAAAGAAACTGACGGCTCAGTTTGAAAAGGGTATGGAAGTTGCAAAGATTGCAAAGGCCTATACTCTGGAAGAACTTACTCTCATTGCTGCTCGCCACGAAATCGTAGCCGAGAAGAATGATACTCCGGTAACCCTGGTTCAGGCATTGCTGGAAGAGTTCGAAGAACAATCTAAATAATTCATCATGGAAAATCTAGACTTCGTAGCTACTACGAATGGTCTGGAAGTTTCATTTAGAGTACTAAGCAAAGTCCCAGCCAAGGCCATTTTTGACTGGGACTTTGGTGATGATAAGGGGTCCGCTTACGATGTTAAGCAACCAACTTACACTTATGAAAAGTCCGGATTTTATACAGTAGCACTGAATATCACGAACTCCGATGGACTTAATCTTTCTGCTACCAAATTAGTAATTGTAAATACAGAGGCTGTTACTACATTAACGGACAGTATATATAACCTTATTAATTATTTCATTCCTTCAGAAATCTCCGATGGTATGACCATAGAGGAGAAGGAGATGTACATAACTAAATGGCAATTATATATCCAACCACTAGTAAATCATTGTATTCCCTTGGATAAATATAATGATGAATTAATGTATGAAGCTCTAGAAAACCAATTAATAATGGAGTTGGCAGCCTGGGATTATCTAAATGTCAAGCTCCTTAATTTATTAACGAGTACCGGAGAATACCTTAGTCAACTAACATCAACCAAAGAACAAGCGGGAGATGGTAGTTCGAAACCAGAACTTACCCGAGGTGATAGGATTAAACAAATCACTACTGGGCCTACTGAAGTACAGTACTATGATATGCTTTCAGATTCAACATCTTCATTATGGAAAACATTCTCACAAGCTTTGCAACCTGGAGGTGTCATAGACGAATTAAAACAAAGACTTTGTATGTTAGCTACAAGATTGGAAATCTACTTACCATTCTGTGCACCAGTTAATAAGTTAGTAGTTCCTCGAGTAGTTGACAGAAGAAGACCAGGTATATTGGATGGACCTAATCCAAGTGTACCAGTAAAAAGAAATGGTAGAACCTTAATCAAGAAAAGATGACCAAGACTCCTCATAGAATGGTAAAGAATCGTTCTTGGGATAGATACAAGAAGATTATCAATGATTTCTTGGATATAGATGCTGGAAGGCAAACTATAACTTGGGCAAAGAATGTAAATCAACTCCTAAGTCATGGAGAAGATTATATCCCTAAATATTATAATATACCCATCGAGGCTCTCTGTTATTACAATGCCTTTCGAAACTGGCCTATCAATAAAGCCACAATCACTGGAGAACTCGATGATGAGAATCTATCCATACTAGTTACAAAATCCTATATAGAAAACCTGGGATACTTAACTCCAGAAGGTTATTGGGATTTTAACTGGTCTGATGATAGATTCGTGATTAATGGTATTACTTATAAACCTGCAGGAGATACACAAGTTGCCCAGGCCAAAGATGAAGCATTGGTGTTCATGGTCATTCTCAAGAGAGATAGAGATACCAAAATCGAATTTGTAGAATAAAAATGAACGTATATGGCAAAGATGTTACAATTACGATGGACTCGAATTGAAACCCAAAATGGGATTTGGTTCGATAGTAATATGGTAATCCTACATGGTATATGCGGAATACATGTTGAAATGAAAGGGCAAGGAAATGATATTACAGCCATGCAATCCATGACTGGTGATAAATACGTTTCTTGCTTTCAAGATTATTTCGGAGACCTTTGGGATAAGATAATACCTCATCCAGGTATTGGGCAAATTATGAAGTTCAGAGTCAATAGATTACCAGATTATGCAATAATCAGAGGTGATGTTGAGGATGGCGGAGATGTAGACCCTGATAATCCAGGAATACCCATGAATGCTTTCTGTGGTTCAGAAGGAGAACCATTCAGAGGTAGTGATACTGAACTGTTCTTGGGTAAACAAATGATTAATTAACCCTTAAATATATAAACCTATATGTACGTAAGTAAATATTACACCTGCGAGGAAATTGACCAGCGGTTGTTACAAGGTTACTATGATGACTTAGTGACTGCTGGTTTTGCTGGAACTCTCAATGAATTCTGGGCCTTCATTCTCTCTATTAAGAACAAGGTTGATAAGAGAGAGGGATATGACTTATCGAAAAACGATTTTACCGACGAACTGAAAAGAAAGTTGGATGGAATCGAAGAGAAAGCCAATTACATCACAAAAGTTTCTCAGTTAGAAAACGACTCTAAGTTTCAAACTGAAGAAGAAGTTAAGAAAACGATTGATGATTTGGTTGACGGTGCTGGTGATGCTCTAGATACTCTTAAAGAGTTGGCAGAAGCATTAGGAAATGACCCAAACTTTGCAACCAATATCACAAATAAACTTACCGACCTTCGTAATGATTTGACTGCTGAGGTTAATCGGGCAAAAGAAAAAGAAGCCGAACTCGGTTCTCAAATTACAGCAGTAAACAATGCTTTACTTAAAGCTGTGGATTTACTCAATGAAAAGATTGATAATATCCGTATTGCTTTGGTAGACAAAATCGATAAGCTGGAAGTTAAGGTTGATAAGAATACTGCTGACATTGCCGACTTGCGTAATGAAACTACTGGTTCATTGGCAGATGCTAAGGCTTATGCTAAAGACCTAGTAGATAAAGAAGCAGAAGCTCGTAAAGCAGGGGATGATAAACTGGTGGAAGATATGCACCAGATGACCACTCTCCACATTCAAGATAAATCAGAACTTGCTCAGAAGATTGCCGAAGAGGCCCAATTAAGAGAAAACCAGGATGCAAGAATCCGTCAAAGCTTAATTGAGGAAATATCTACTCGTCAATCCGGAGATGCTGCTCTTGAAAGTAAACTTGCTGAAGAGGTTACCAATCGTAAAGCTGCAGATGAAACATTGCAGAACGGTTTGACTAGGGAAGTTGCCGACAGAACTAATGCCGATAATACTCTTCAAACTAATATTGATAAGGAAGCTCAGGCAAGAGAATCTGGAGACCAAGTTCTGAAAGGTCAGATTGATTCAGAAGCAGCAACCCGTACTGCTCAGGACCAAATCCTTGACCAGAAGATTACTGCTCTATCGGATAAGGGAGTTGCTGACAAAGCCGAAGTACTTGCTGCTGTAGAAGCAGAAAAGGAAGCACGTATTGCAGGAGACAATTCCCTTAAAGAAAGTAAGGTGGATAAGAGAGAAGGTTATGCCTTGTCTAAGAATGACCTTACCGATATCTTACTTCAGAAATTGAACGGTATCGAAGAGCATGCAAATTATATTACTCAAGTATCACAATTAGTAAATGATGCTGGGTATCAAACGGAAGCCGATGTAGAGGCTGCAATCGAAAAGATTATCGGTTCTGCACCTGAAGTACTTGACACTCTGGAAGAGATTGCCAAAGCCCTGGGGGATGACCCTAATTTCGCTACAACTATCACTAAGAAGTTGGCAGCAATCACAGAGAAGGTAAATCAAGAAATCGAAGACAGAACTGCTGCAGATACTGCTCTCCAAGGAAATATCGATACTGAGATAGCTGAACGTAAAGAAGCCGATGCTGCTCTTAAGACCGAACTTAAAGAGTATGTAGATGCTCAGACTTCTATCGGTGATACTGCATTGAATGTAGTTAAGGATAGCTTGGCTAAAGAAATCCAAGACCGTAAAGATGCCGATACAACCTTGCAATCTAACATTGATAAGGAAGCTAATGATAGAAAAGCTGCAGATGCAACACATACTGAAAACATCGCTACTCTTAATCAAAGAGTATCCGATTTGGCTTTATCTATTCAGGATGCTATCAATACGGTTAAGAATGAACTTACTGCTCAGGTAAATGCTAATACTACAGCAATTGCTACCAATGCAGCTAACATTCAAAAAAACTCAGAAGCAATCACTGCTGTAACCAAAACTGTAGGTGATAACTACAAAGAGGTTAAGGATATGATTAATGAGGAAATTGTAGACCGTACTAACGGTGACAGTAACCTCAGTTCTCGTATTGATACCACGAATATTGCCTTGGGAACCGAACAGGCTGAAAGAAAGGCAGCAGACCAAATCCTTCAAGTAAACCTTGATAAAGAAGTTGGAGACCGTAAGTCGGCAGATGCTGCATTGGAAACTGCTATAGACGGTAAGATTCAAACTTTAACGGCTGAAGTTGGTGGGCAATTAGGTATCCTTACTAATAAGATTAATGAAGAGATAGATAACAGAGGTGGTGCCGACCTTTTATTAGAAAATAAGATTGATTCCTTGAAGACAGAATCTACTGAAAAGGTAGATGAACTCAAAACCAAGGTAGATGCTAACACCGCAGCTATCAACGTAGAAAAGGAAAGAGCTATGGCTAAAGAGGATGCAATCCAGGCAAACTTGAATACGGCTATCGCTAATCACAAAGACGAGGTAAATGCCTTAACTAAGGATATCTCTGATGAGGCTAATGCTCGCATTGCAGGTGATGCTGCTCTCCAGGTAAATATTGATAAAGAGGTAGTTGACCGTAAGAATGCAGATACCCTTATTAATAATGCCTTAGCCCAGGAAGTTTCTGACCGTACTACTGCTATTCAGGGATTGGAATCTAAGAAGGTAGATAAGGTAGATGGTAAAGTACTTTCTTCAAATGACTTTACAGACCTCCTCTTGGTAAAATTGAATGGTGTAGCAGAACATGCTAACTATATTACCAAGGTATCCGAGTTACTGAATGACTCAGGATTCCAGACTGCTGAAGAAGTAGAAGCTGCAATCCAGAAAATCATTGGCTCTGCTCCTGGTGTATTGGATACCTTAGAGGAAATTGCTAAGGCTTTGGGTGATGACCCTAACTTTGCAACTACCATGACTCAGAAACTTACTGAGTTAACTACTAAGCTTGAAACTGAAACTCAAAACCGTATTGATGGTGATGCAGCTTTGGATACTAAGCTTACAACTTTAGGTACTAATCTTACCAAGATAGTAGAGGATTTAAGAACCTATGTTACTGAAACTCGTACTGAACTCTTGGCAAGAGCAAATAACCAGGATGCTCTTATCAATCAGAACTCGGCAAATATCCAGAGAAACTTGGAATTAATCCAAGGTATTCAGAATAACATTTCAGGTTCTTACTTGGAAGTTAAAGCTTTGCTTGAAACCGAGGTAGCTGCACGTAAGGCCGAGATTACTCGAGTAGAAGGTTTGATTACAGAAACTAATCAGGCTCTTACTACTGAAACCGAAGAACGTAAAGCTGCAGATAAAGAACTCCAGGATAATCTGGATGCCGAAGAAGCTGCAAGAGTTGCTGCTGATGCTGCTCTGGGAGTTCGTATTGATACCGAGATTGCAGAAAGAAAAGCTGCTGACAAAACTCTGCAAGATAATATTGATGCCGAGAAGTATGCAAGAACTCAAGAAGATACTCGTCTGAATGCTCGTATCGATAAAGAAGTTGCAGACCGTACCAATGCCGATAATGAATTAGGTACTCGTATCGATAACGAAGAAGATGCAAGGGAAGCTGCAGATACTACTTTGCAGGATAATATTGATGCTGAAGAGACTGCCCGTACTGAAGCCGATACTACTTTGCAGGATAATATTGATGCTACCAATGCTCATACTATCAATACTCATCGTTTGGATTCTAATCCAGTACTTAATGGTACTGATATCAAACTCGATGGCTATGTAAAGGCAACTGGTACTACTCCTGCAGATTTGGATGTAAAGGTAACAGATACTACTTCGGCAGCCTTTGGTAAAGTACAAAAACGTATCGAAGTAGATAAGGCAGATGCCGATGATAAGATTACTAAGGTAAAAACTGCAGTGGGTCTTACAGAGGCCTTGGCATTGCCTTCTCTGGAAGATACTAATTACCTTTCAGAATCCTCAAACATTGTAGATGGCATGAAGGAATTGGATAAGCAAATTGCCGACGGTAGACATGATGAGGTTTGGGAAGTATTATATACTCAGTTTACCCAAATCTCTGGCTTTTCGGTAAGTCCTACAATTATTGAGAAAGGAGTTGATGCAGATATTACTATTCGTGGTAATAACCTATTCAACAGTAAACCGCTTGTTCCAGAAACTTTATCAGTTAAAAGAGGAACTACTGTTATAAACAGTACACCAATTGCTAGCTTAAATATTAAGGATACCCTTAATACTGAGGATGACCGTACTACTTATACTTTAAGTATTACAAGTAAGGGTGTAACTAAAACAGCAACTGCTAACGTAAATGCTTACTATCCTATGTACTTTGGACATTCTGCTAAGGCAGCATTAACCGGTGAAGATGTTTTGGGTCTTACCAAACAGGCAATAAAGAGTTCTCCTAACGGAACTTATAACATGACGGGAATTGCTGAAGGAGAATATGTATGGTTATGCGTACCTTCTAACTTCAGTATAACTAAGGTAACTTCTTCTGGATTTGGAGTTCCTATGGCTGCTGCAGCTACAGTAACTGTAGAAGGTAAAGGTTCATACAAATGCTACCGTACTGAAGGAGCTTTAAAAGCTGGTAATTTCAATTTTGTAATCGGATAAAAACTTATAACTATGGCAGAAATTCCTATATATGGTACTTTGGTAAATGCTACCACAGACCCTAAGATTGTAAATACTGACCAAGCTTGGGATAAAGAGCTTGGGAAGTATCAATCTGAAATCAATAAAGAAAGAATTGAGGGCAATGATTCTCTGAAAACTCAGCTGGACACATTGAGCTCAAAAGTAGATAAAGAAATCCAAGACAGAACCACAGCTGATACTGCACTGGGTGCAAAGATTGATAAAGAAATCCAAGACAGAACCACAGCTGATACTGCATTGAAAACTGAACTAACTGATAGTATTCAGGAAGTTCGGGATGACCTTGATACTTTTAAGGCAACCAAGGGTCAGGCCAATGGTCTAGCTTCTTTGGGTTCAGACGGTAAGGTACCCGCAGCTCAATTACCTTCTTATGTAGATGACGTAATTGATGTATATGCAACCTACGATGTATCACCAACTAACCAGATATCTAATATCAAATTGTATTCTGATGCTGCTCATGCTACTTCAGTAACTGGAGAAGCTGGTAAATCTTACAACGATATAACTGAAGGACATCCAGGATATCAATTCCGTTGGTCAGGTACTACTTGGGTACCAATTACTTCTGGAGGTTTAATCATTGGTGAGATATCTGGTACTGCTTATGATGGAGCTAAAGGTAAAACTACCGCAGATGAACTACAGAGTCTTAAGAATTTTAATCCTGTACGATTAGTCAGTATTACTACTGATGCTTCTAAAGGTACCTTAAATTATGAATCCGTAAATGGTACTGGTGTTAAAGGCTTAGATATCCTTGCTGCTACTTCTGCTAAAGCCGGTGTTATGACTGCTGCTGATAAAGTTAAGTTGGATACTACTTTACCGAAACAGATATCCGATGAGACTACTGCAAGGGAAGCTGCTATTAATGCTTTGCAAGGAGAGCTGGCTGATAATATTGCTCAAGAAGTAGTAGATAGGAATACTGCAATAGCTGCTGCTAAAACGGAACTTACTACTGTTATCAATAAAGAGGTATCCGACAGAAAAGCTGCAGATACTCAAGTAAGAACTGACCTTGAAGCTGCAGTTGAATTAGTTGCTGAAGACTTAAGAGGTGCAGATACTACTCTCCAGAATAATATCACTAAAGAGGTATCCGACAGAAAAGCTGAGATTACAAGAGTAGAGAAGTTAATTTCAGATGAAGCTGCAACCAGAGCTCAAGCAGATACCAACGTAAATGCTAAAGTAGACTCTCATATGGGTAATAAAGCTAATCCACATGAAGTAACTAAAGCTCAAGTAGGATTGGGTAATGTTAACAATACATCAGATGCAGATAAACCCGTATCTACTGCTCAGGCAACTGCCATTGCAGAAGCTAAGGCTGCAGGTACTCTTGCTCAAACAAACTTAACTACTCACTTACAGGATAAATCAAATCCTCACCAGGTAACCAGAGACCAACTGGGAATGGGTATTACTTCTGAAATTATCTTCAAGAAGGTATCTGCTCCTTCTGGGTTATGGAAGGAATCAGATGAAAGACTTAAATCATTCATCAAACCTTTGGAACATACTCTTGATGAGATTTGCTCTATACCTACCGATTCATTCATAATTCGAGGTAGTCATGATATAGGTACTATTGCTCAGGCAATCGAAAAACATTTCCCAGAATTAGTTTCTGAGAATACGGTTAAACCTGAAACTGTACCTAATCCCGAAGCCTTCGAAACAATCGAAAAGGATGGAGAAACCTATGTAGTGGTTAAAGAGGTAGATTATTCTAAGATGTCGGTTCTGGCAATCGAAGGTATCAAACTTCTGAAGGCAAGAATCGAAGAATTGGAAAAGAAACTTTTATTCACAAACTTGGATTAATATGGGAGAGATAGCAACTTGGAGTGCTGTCAAAACTAAAGTAGGCCTTGGTAAGGATTCAAATGAATGCCCTACCAAGGCTGAATTGTTAGCACTCTCTCCTACAGGAACGGGAGAATCTTACATAGGCTTGGAAATCTCCAATGCTAGTTCCTATGGTAATAATGAAACCGTACAGCTCAATGATATACATAAGGTAACTTATAAGTATACTTTTACAGCTCAGAATACAACTCTTAGTTTTCCAAAAGAAGGAGGTACATCTACTCAAGTAGGTATTTATGTAACTTCTACAAAAACTAAGTATTTAGATGGTTCTGCAACTTCTGAAGTTCAAAATGTAAATTACTCTGAACCTAATTGGCCCTCTTGGATTATTGGTCAAGGCCCACTAGTAGCTTCTGAAAATACCACAACCGAATCTCGTAGTGCTACCGTAGTATATACCCAATCTGAGTCTGGTAAACAGATATCAGTAAGTTTATTTCAGGCTGCTGGAGTTGAAACTTGGGAATATACATTTACTGCAGGTAATACTGTATTAAACTTTCCTGCAGCAGGTGGAGCTAGTACTCCAAATTCAATAGGTATTACTTCTACTAAGCAAAGATACATTAATGGTGAATTATATGGTAGTCCAGTATCTGTAGGATACACTAGACAATCTGAAGAGGATTGGGAACATCATGTTCAGGGTAGTGGTTGGCAAGCCGATGAGAATAAATCCGAATCTTCTCGGAGTCGTACTGTAGATTATATTCAAGCTGAATCAGGTAAGAAGGTAACCATTACTTATAATCAGGCAGCTGGTGTAAAAACCTATGGTACACCTACAGTATATTTAGGAAGCATCGCAGATATCCCTGCATCGGGAGGAACTGCAGCTACACCTACTTATACCTATTCTCAACTTTGGGGATGGAATGGTAAAACCGATGATGGTGGTACTATAAGTTCTGGAGCTTCAGTAGTATGGTCCGAAAACATATCGGGTTCTAATCTGGGCACGACTGCAAAGGCAAGAACTAAATTGGGAAGCCGTACATTAACCGTTACTCTTAATGGTAAATCTGGTAGTGCCTCAATCGATGTATACCAAGCAGAGAATAAGATAACCAATGTAACTCAGGGTGGATGGGTAGTTTCTATCTCTGCGAATCCGAGTACATTTACCGAGCAAGGTGGTACATCACAAATCTCTGCAAGTGCAAGGGCAAGTAGGACTAATCATTGGTCTTCAGGTGCAACCAATGCAGCATCAGATGCTACTGGTACTCCTACTCTTAGTATACCTACTGTAGTAACCGGATTCAGTTTATCTGGTACTACTTTGACTGTTGCAGAAAACACAACTGCAAATCAAAGGAGTGTAGTAGTAAGGGCAACTATGGACACTGTCTATAAAGAAGTTACGGTAACTCAAAGTGCATATTTAGTAGAATGGGTATATACAATGACTACTACCCAACCTACATTAAACTTTGACGCTTTGGGTACTATGCAAACTTGTACTATTACAAGCTACCGAGAAAAGTATATTAATGGCTCTTTGGTAGAAGGCTCAATGGAGGGAGTTAATATAAGAGTTAAATCCTCTAATGCTTACATAGCCTCAACTGGGTCTCCTAATATAAGGGAGATAACCATGTTTGAAAATAAAACCACAAATTCAAGAGTAGGGGAAGTTGTGTATGAACAATATGATTCAGGTAAAACTCAAACCATTACTTGTAATCAAGCAGCAGGTACTGTAACTACTCGAGATGTACTAGAAGTAATATCTAATTTCCCAGACGCACCAGCAGCTATGGGTACTAATAAGGTTAAAGTTAAAGGTTCTGTAAAATGTGGGTACTATGACGTAATTAACGGTAAAGATTCTACTTGGCATTCAGAATTACCTACAGTAAAAGCTAAATCTTTTTATATTACCAAGGTAGATATGGATAGATTTAGCAGTACTCAGATTGATATAACTTGTACCATATCCGATAATACTTCAGAATCTTCCCGTAGATTATCAATTGATTTAACCTATGGTAGTAAAGAAATAGAATTAGCTTGTACCCAGGCAGGTGCTAGTGTTAGTTATAATTATTACTTTGGAGTAACTACGGACTTTCCCTCTGTAGCTGCTGCAGGAGCAACTCCTAAGGCAGTAATTAAATCTAGAAGACATAAAGTTGTGAATGGTGTAGAAGAGTCTTCCTATAGTTTGGTAGAAACTTCAGTAATAAGTAAACCTAATTGGACTGGTACTTTATCTGCTAAGGTATCAAGTACTACTGGTTCAGGAGCAGATTATGATGTTACTATACCAGTATATGAAAATACTGAAGCTAGTATACGAAGAGGTACAGTAGTATTACAACAGGGAGGTTCTGGTAAACAGCTTACTTTGAACCTTAATCAATTAGCTGCAAGTATTACTACTAGAGATTATATAGATTATGTAGAACCAATTCCAGATGGAATGTTTTCGGCTTTAGCTCAGAGTATAACTGTTACACTTCAATCTTATAGGGAAACCTTAATCAATGGTAAAGTAACGAGTAAAGTTGCTGTTCAACCTGATTTCGATTTGGATTCTACCGTTACCGATTGGGCTTCTGTAGATTTAATTGGTGGTAATCCTACCAATTATGAATATGATTTTGAGGTTTCTGTAAAAGAAAATACTACTAATCAAACTCGGTCTGGTAGTGTAATGTTTTATAATGGTACTGCTGAAGTAGAAAATGGTTGGGCATTTACCCAAGATGCTGCTACAATCTCTACAAGGTATGAAATATCTTGGACTGCAAACTATAGTAATGGTACAGTAGAAGAGAATGTAACTGAAGTTGAATTAGAGGGTACTACTGGTATGGAAAATTCTGTAAGAATGGATTTACACATACTAGAATATACTTCTATCAATGGAGTAGAAGGTACTCCTACTTCTTGGGATTCTAGAACCATAGCTGAAAATAACTCGGCAATAGCTTCACCCAGTGGTCAGGTATCTGCTACTCTACAATCGGATTCTGAAAATGCTTTTATAGGTATTACTAATTCTGTACAGAACTTAGCCGAATACCCTCGTACTCATACCATAACTTTATATAACCCTAAAGTTGTAATTAATGGTAAAGAGGTAGGGACAGTACCCACTATTACCCTACTAGTAAACCCCATACCATATACTAGAGTTTTTGAATTCGGTTGGAAACAAGAAGGAAGTACCATTACTAATATTACTCTAGCAGGGGATATATATGGTAGTAGTGCTGGTAGTAGGGATATTATTTCTTATGTAAGTCTACGAAGGAATAACGTAGAGTTTGCTAAGAAATATATTAAGCCTACGTTCATACCACCTTCTGAAGATTGGTTGCAAGTTATTGATAACGGACAGAACTCAGATAACTCCTATAATTGGGCTTTTAAAGCATTAACCAATAACGAAGGAGATTCTGCAAGAAACCAGCAAGTTAGGTTTGAACAACCCGGTAACGGTAATCAATCTTTATATGCCTATGTTAGCCAAGACCCCATGGCAACTGAACAACTAAATTGTGAATTAGGTAATTACTACTCTTATGGAGCTTCTGATATAGTAAATATTGGATTTGGTTGGAGTAGTAGAGATGGAGGAGATAGTACTGGGAGTGGTGGTATGAATACTCCCGGAGGATATTTAGGAGCTAGAATATCTTTACCGGCAAAGAATGACTCCATTGATATGAGTGCAGTAGGTAAACCTTCTTATGGTAAACCTCTAAAAATTAAACTTTCTAATATTAGAAAAGTAAAAGAAATTAGTTATGATAATTACGAGTATACAGGTCTTTCAGTAGGTTATTCTCAACAAGATTATAAGTTAGGTATAGTAATGGGTGTTGGTATGGAAAGTTATTTTCAATTAACTCCAAGTATCCTTAGTAAGTCTGGCGAATACGGTGGAGGAATACAAATCCAAGTAACTTTAAAACAAACTTATAATGGTTACAATGGAGATTCTATTGCCGATATTACCTTAACACCTAAGGATTCAAATCTTCCAACTCTATATCTTAACATAGCCTGGGGAAATCCATAGGAGTCTACAGAAAGTTTAAAGATACGATACTATGGCATTATTAATGTATACGGCCGTATACAAATAACCTAAAAAAAAAATTTATCATTATGTTTAACAATTTAAAATCCAAAAATCCTGGGAGTAGAAGTTAAATCTGGCGGTGAGGGCGTAATCGTCGCTGACCGCGGTTGTAATGATGGTTGCTGTTGTAATGGACGTAATTCAGGCTGGGGCTCCGGTTGGGCTCCGGTTGGGGTGCTGTTGGTGGAGCTTTAGTAGGTGGTGGCTTTGGTGCTGCTGCGACATCAAGAATGGCCAACAGGAAATCAAGTGCCTCATCGAAAACACCGCTAAAGACCAGGAAATTGCTCGTCTTAACCGAGTAGTAGATGCTCAGAGAGACCAGAACATTATCCAGTCTGTAGTTGCCGCTCTTAAAACAACAACCACAACTCCGGCTTAATTAGGGCTGGAAATTTAAAAGAAAGGAGTGCATCTTACGGGGTGTACTCCTTTCTTCGTTTTAACACCTAAAAACTTAGAGAGATGGAAAAAGAAAAACTAACCGAATATCAGATACAGATAGCTTTACCTGCTCCCAACGAAGAGATTGCTAAAGAAGTAGCAAACAAAGCCCAAGCCCTTGTAGACCAGTTCGGATACTATCAATTCTTAAACTTGGTAGACTTCATGCAGAAGAATCCAGGTGCAGTATCATTCGGTTTAAATTTAATAAATAGGAGGTAATTATGGAAGAATTGATTTTTTCGAAACTACAAAAAGGTGATACATTGTATACCTTAGAAAGAGACAGACGTTCTATGTATCCAATCTTTGACAAAGCTACAGTAATCAGAGTTGGTGAAATTAAACCTATGTCTTCAGGCAATGATGGCAACTTTGTTTCAAGTATAGAAGTGGTAATCCAGGATTCAGTATCCTCACTTACAATCTTCTTACCTGTTCAAACTACGGAAGGTATTCATAATGGTGTATACTATACTACCGACCTTAAGAACATTGTTAATGAGGTAAATGTTCAAAGAACCAATGCCTTGAATGTTCTTAATAACCGGGATAAGTATGAAACTATCGTAACTGAATGCGATAATATCTTTAAGACAATTGAAGGTATGATTGCCCCCCAAGCTCCAGCTCAGGCTTACAAATCCGAAGAACTTGAAACATTTAAGATGGAGATAGGCACTCGGCTATCAACCCAGGAGAATCTTCTCTTGCAAATTGCCCAAGAGTTGGGATTAAACAACAAAGAAAAGAAAGATGGCAAAAAAGGTTAACATAAATATATCACTCCCGATAGGAAGTGTTCAGATTTATGTAGACCCAAGGAAACAAATGCAAGCAGAAAAGTTGATTACTAGAACTCCCCAAATTATGCAAAGAGGTTATGATTTGGGTTCAAGGAAGTTCGGTAATCAACTTCTTCGTATTGTTAAGAGGAGCTTAAATACAGGAGTTCCTCCTCCAGGTTCCGGAGTATCTTGGCCACCTCATTCGGCTGCTACTCTTAAGAAGTATGGTGCTCATACCCTATTAAACCTTACTGGTCAATATGCAAGGTCAGTTACTATAGTGAACCGAAAAGACAGAACCTTTGTTGGTCTACCTCCTGGATTGAAAAAGACAACCTACTTTGGAAAGACTTCTCGTAAAACTCTTAATCAGATTGCCATTATGTTAGAGTATGGTAGTAGAGATGGTAACTTACCACCTCGTGAATTATGGAGACCTGCTTATAAAGCTGCAGGTGGAGCTGATGCTTTACAGAAGTCTATACGTAATGAAGTAAGAAAAGAACTCAGAAAATATACAAAATAATGGCAGATTTTGAAGCAGATAAAACATCTGGTAAGGGTCCTACACTTGTAATGGTACACCCATTAAAGTTGAATGATACTGAATCAGATAAGCGAGCTTCATTGATTGTAGATGTCAATGGAGTTACTAAAACGGTTAACCTCATTCAGAAGAAAGGTAGCCTTAATTACGAATACCAATTGGAGGTAGATAAGGATACACTTAATATTCTGGGTAAAGGTGGGACTGATACTTTGGTTGTTACATCCCGTCGTAGGGAAATGATAAATGGTACTCCTCAAGGAGAATGGGAAAATGTAGAGGTTACGGCTGAATTCCTAGAGGAACCTCCATTTACTGCTGGTATTAGATTTACTGATGCAGCAGAAAAGACTCTAGAGGTAAATATAACTTCTAAGAATCATACTGAACAAGCTATCACCGGAACTCTAACTATCAAACAAAGTGGAAGTAGTAATAATAAAACCATTCAGGTTATTCAGGCAGCAGGTACGGTTTCCTATAATTATAGGTTAGAACCACCAACTGTAAATTTATTCGTACCCAAAGACCAGAATGCTAATGTATATGAAACTTCGGTAGGATTTACGATTACTGGATATAGAGATAAACTAATAGAAGGTGAAAAGGTATCAGAAGAGGTTATGGCTTTTAAAATGCCAGCAGTTGGTCAATCACAGGATGTTAAGTTATTTAATTCTAATGTAACTGTAACATATTGGATTACTAATTATGGTAATATATCAAATATACCACAAACTACTTTTTCAGCAACTGTACATGCTAGAAAAACTGCAGGAGTGATGATAGGTGGAACTTCTGCTAACTTCGAGTGTGTATTTACTGATGGTGGTACTTATGGATTCACTCCTTTGTTAGCTGCTCAAATAGTGTAAAATTATGGTAAATACAGAAGAAATAGTAGAAAGGACTTTTTATATCTGTCTACTAACGACAGCATTAAAAAGAAAGCTTACATTAAATCCTGATGACTACCTACCACTATCCTTAGAGAATGAGAAAAGATTTAAGGAGGATTCAGAAGCCTTAAAGAAATTCATACCTATCTTTGGAGTAGGTAATAATCAGGTAAAAGGTGCAAAGACTTGTCCCAGAATCACCATAGAATTGCAAGGGTTCTATAATGGTGATATTGGTGTGAACAAATATATCATAGGAGATAAACTAGAGAATGGTAACTACCAAGCTTCAGAATTTCCTTATGAGACTAAAGACATAACTCTGGATATACATCTTGTGGCAAATACTCAACAAGATATGAGATTACTTCATAGTATCATGTATGAAGCTTTGCCATCAAGAGGATATGTAAGACCTTACTATAATGACCTGGAAGAATGGGAAGATGGTAAGGTTGCTCCTACTGGAAACCTTTATATAGAGATAGGTAATTACTATGACCACCCAGACGAAAATCATGGCCTACTCGAAAAGGTATATCAGTACATATGTAAAGATGGTATCTTGCCAGAAAAACTTGCAGGAGAAGGTGAATTAGTTCCTATCACAGATATCTCAGTACTCTTGGGTACAGTAGAAAAGCAGGAAAACGATTTACTTCAACTCCAAGTGAATAAGGACAATACTTCAGGGTATTAATTAAATAAGTAACTAACTTTTAAATTAAGTATAATATGCCAAATTCACCTTCAGTTAAGTTTGAGTTTGAGAACAGAAATGTTCAACAGACTACTCCTATGTTAGGAGTTTCATGTGTATTGGCTAGAACCACGAAAGGTCCTTATGATGACCCTTCAGAAATCATCACTTCTTTCTCACATTTCCAAAGACTCTTTGGTTCTGAGATAGTACCAGATGGTTCTGTATCAAATATTGAGAAGGCTTTTATGGGTGGTTCTAAGCTTCGTGTTATTAGAGTATTGGGTAAGGGAGCAACCAAGGGAGTTATATCTGTAGCTGCAGCAAGAGGTGCTAGAGCAGTAAGAGCTTCTGAAGATGGTTCTTCTGTTACTGAATCTAATTCTGAAGAAGCAAGTCCTAAATCTCTCTTTAAGTTTACTTCTGGTTCTACTACAGTAGGATTCGGATTGGTAACTAAGGGTTATGGAGACCCAATAGGTAGTGCTGAAACCTTCAATGTAAAAGTTTACAAACAAGCTAACACAATCTACTATCAAGTAGTAAGTGCTAATGGTCAGGTATTAGAACAAGGCTCTATCATTACCTACAAAACAGCAGATACTGTAAACAACACTTCAGTAGACTACCTTGCTCTAAGTGCTTTTGCAAAGAATTCAGAATACCTTGTACCGGTTATGACCGATACAGTAGAAGGTATCAAATCTTGGAATAACCTCATTAAATGGTTAACGGATGATGTCGATGGAACAAAGAACCCAATCGATATCAAACTTAACAATGCAGCAATTACTGCTGATGCGGTTACTCTTAACGGTACTATAGGTAATGCAGGTACTACTCCTACTGCAGATGAATGGATTGCTTCTCTTGAGTTTGTAAAGGATTATGTAGATGTATACCAATTCGCTTGCTCTCATATTAATCAACATCTTACTACAGATTCTGATATACTTAAGGTACACAAGGCTGCAGTAGATATGATTAAGGAATTGCAGGAGTATACCTATTATATCGAAGTACCCAAGTATACTACTCATTATACTCAAGGCGACCAGCCAAGAGATTTGAAAGGTATCAACACTTGGGTACAGACTTGCATTGGTACTGTAGGTAACTCTAAGTATGTAGCCTACTTCGGTGGTGGTATTAAATACTACAACGAAGACGGTAACTTGGTAGATTCAGATGTACTGGGAACTATATTTGGTTTGGGTGATGCTTCTGCAACTCAATTCGGTGTATGGAAATCCTTTGCCGGAATGAACCGAGGTATTATCTACGATGGTAATGGTCCCGTATGTCCGAATTATGGTTCTCCTTCAAGAACTAACGAACTCAATGAGTTGGCTCAGAACTACGTAAATATCATTTGCGTAAAGGATGTACCTAACCAAGGTAAGAGAACTTTGTTATGGCATTGCTTCTCATCTCAGGTAAAACAAGATTCAGAAAGATTTCTGGCTATTGTAAGATTGAATCTGTATCTCAAAAAGAATCTTAGACCAATTCTAGAAAGATATTTGGAAGAACCCAATATCTGGAACACTTGGAATAAGATTTGGCTTGAGGTTAAACCTCTTCTTGATGCCTGCGTAGATGGCGATGCTATGTCAGAATATACCTGGATGGGTGACCAAGATGCTAACTCATACAGTGAACTCTCAGTGAACAACGAACAAGATGTTCGTCAGGGTAAGTATAAAGCTATCCTGAAATATAAAGATATCGTACCAATGCAAGAAGTTACAATGTCAATCATTATTGACCAAGCTTCTAAGTCGGTATCAATTGTTGAAAACGAATAAAACTAAAAGACATGGGAGCAAAAGTAAAAAATCCGAGAAAGAAATTCCTTTGGAGTATCACTTTCCCTAAGCACCCTATCAATAATTATCTGTTCCAAACTTGTACTTTGCCAGATATCGAGATTGACCAGGTTGCTCATGGAGACGTTAACCGGGACGTTAAAACTGCCGGTAGAGTTACAGTAGGTAACTTAGTAGTAGGAAAGTTATTAACTACTGCGGGTTCAGATACATGGCTTCATGACTGGCTCTATTCATGCCAGGATATGATTGCAGGTGGTGGTTTGGTACCAAGCCAATACTGGGAAAATGTAATCGTAAATGAACTTGCCGAAGATGGAGTTTCCGTACTTAACACCCACCTCTTCGAAGAGGTATGGCCATGTAAGATTACAGGTTTAGACCTGGACCGAATGGCTTCAGAAAACACAATCGAAAGAATCGAATTCTCAGTAGGTACTGCCGATAAGTATTAAAAGCTTAGTCTATTTTCAACTAAGATTTTTAGGTGGAGGGGTGGGATTCCTAGAAAGGGCTCACCCCTTTCTTGTTGTTATATCAGATACTATGGATTTAAGTAACCAATTAAAATAAATAAATATGGAATTTAGAACTTGTGAATTTACAGCACCGTCAGGATTTAAGTATTCAATCCGTGAACAGAATGGAGCCGATGAGGATATCTTATCAAATCCCATGGATTCTAAGAATCTTATGAACCTTACCAAGTTTATTCAGGCAATCGTAGTAGATACAGACTTCACTCCTAACCGAAGACTTACGGTAGAGGATGCAGACCGTATCCCTTTGAATGATCGGTATCACATTATCTTCATGTCAAGAATCTTCTCACTTGGTGAAGAAGTAGAATTTGAATATAATTGGGGCCAGAATGGTGGGCCAGTAACTTATGGTCAATCACTTCGGGAAATGGTATTTGAAGATTACGGAACATTACCTACCGAAAAAGAAATGGATGAAAAACCTAATGCTATTCCTTATTATCCGGAGCAGAAGAAACTCGTAGATTACGAAGTAGTATTATCTTCTGGTAAACAAGTTATGTTTGACTTGATGACCGGTGCAGGAGAACGTTGGTTGGTTATGTTACCTATAGAAAAACAAACAAAGAGTGCTGGCTTGATGGCAAGAAACCTAAGATTACTGGTAGATAACAAATGGGAAAAGGTAGAAAACTTCTCTCTCTTTTCAGTAAGGGATATGGCTGAAATTCGTAAGGCAGTATTTGCCTATGACCCAGTATTCAGCGGTAATACAGAAGTAGAAAATCCTACTACTGGAGAAAAGGCTGAATACCCAGTTATGCTATCATCATCTTTTTTCTACCTGACGGAAGCGTAGACCACCCGGGTACATTCACTTATATATGTAGAGCTGAGATAGTCCTTGATTATCTCAGCTTTTTGCGTCTTCCGTATCGAGAAAGAAAAAGATTTAAAGACTTAGCCGATGAATATTATGATAACCTAAAAAAGATTAAAAATAAATGATAAACAGTAGAAGCTTAGTTGAGGTCGGTGTTGCAATGGTATTAAAAGACCGATTCTCCAATGAAGCAGGCAGGATATCTAATTCATTCAGAACAATGATGAATGATATGAATACCTGGAATAGAGGTATTCAAATGTCTGCTGCTAATGCTTTTGATTTTGGAAAAGAATTGGTTGGTGGTATGGCTAAAGCCTACCAATATTCTGCAGGAGTATACGACCAAGTATTCTTAGCTTCTAAGATGTCTGGAGCAAATGCTGCTCAACAGGCAAGGCTAATGCAGGTTGCTAAGGAGGTCAACGAGGTAACACCTCTTACAGCAAAAGATATTGCATCAGGAGAAAGGTACTTGGCAATGGCCGGTAACAATGTAGAGCAAATCGAAAAAATGATTGGCCCTGCAGCTAAACTGGCTTCTATCTTTAGTATGCCTCTTGGAGAGAAAGGTGGAGTTGCTGACTTGATGACTAACATCATGCAGACCTTCAATATACCTTCTCAAAATGCTACTCAGGTAGTAGACCAATTGGCAACTGCAGTAACTTCTGCAAATATATCATTAACCGACCTTGCACAATCTTTCCAATATTCAGGAGCCGAATTTAGAAATGCCAAAATCAGTATGGGTGATGCAGCTGCAGCAATTGGAGTACTCGGTAATCAGGGTATCCAAGCTTCATCTGCAGGTACTGCATTGGCAAATATGATGCGCTATTTAACACTTTCCGTAACCGGGCAGAAAAAAGCAGGTAGTACTATGCTAAAATCTTTAGGTATAGACCCGGCTTCTCTAGTGGATTCCCAAGGAAACCTTAAAAGGTTAGATAAGATTATAACCATGCTGGGAGATAAACTTAGAGGTAGAAGAGGTATAGATATATCTTCTGCTTTGTTTAATATCTTCGGAGTTCGAGGTACCAGAGCTGCATCTGCTTTACTCCAGGACTATTGGTCAGGTACTAATAAGCTTACCGAACTTATGGATAAGGTAAACTCGGCAAAAGGTACAGTAGAAGGTTTAACCCAAGAAAGATTACAAACTCCTGCAGGTATTATCGAACAGTTTAAATCAAACTGGGAGAACTTTATAGTAACTGCAGGTTCTACCTTAGCTCAGGTATTTAGCCCTATCTTAAAACTCGGTTCAGGTTTACTTAAGATAATTAATGATATCCAAGAAACTTGGGCTGGTAAATTCTTGGTAAAGGTAGTTGCTACTGGAGCAATAGTTGGTACAATCTATCAAGGTTTTAAATTCATATCAGGTACCATTCGAATGATTAGTACTTTCCAAGCTTTAGCTACTGCAGAGACAGATGGTATGGCTGCAGGTATGACAAGAACTAATGTTCAAGCCTCTATCCTTGAGGGTCATCTTCGTAATATATCTGCAATGATGATGAGGATGACTGCCTTACAGATGGCTCCAGGTAAATTCTTTGCATTACCCATGGGAGGTACTGTAGGTAAAATGAAGAATGGTAGAATAGCTGCTAGAGGTGCTGATGGTAAATTTATATCTATGGCTGGCCTTGCTGGTGCAGGAGCTGCAAGTTCTATGGCAACTAATACGGCTAAGACTGTAGGTCAGCAGGTAGTTAAGAAAGGTGCTATCAGAGGTGCTGCAGGATTCTTAGGTGGTAGACTTCTGGGATTCTTAGGAGGACCAGTAGGATTAGCTTTATCTATAGGTATACCTTTACTTATAGATGTAATCGGAGGTCTTACAAGTTCGGTAGATAAAAATACTGAAGCTCTAAACTCAGAGGAAAGCAAAGCTTCCATTCAAGAAAGAAACCAACAGGCTTTTGTGGATGCAGTTAGGTCTGCAATCAGGGATGGCTTCAAGGATTCAAGAATCAATATCTCAGTAGATGGAGAACCTGCTGGAGACTTTGCTCCTGGAGGCCAACAAGATTTTACTGGTATAGCTTTAGGAATAAACTAAAACAATTATGGCAAGAATATTGAATCAAATAGCAGGTGGGGTTGTTGAAAAGTATAATGACCTTACCAGGGATTCTGCCGGAGTTCTTACTGGTCCTTTAAATAAACTTTGGAGGGCCAGGATTTATTTAAACAGGGCTACATCTACTTTACCTAAAGACACTGCAGATAAAGGAAAGATATATGACCCTAATAATCCTTTTGGACCAAGAGCTACCTCAAAGAATCCAAAAGTAAACCAAAGGATACAAAACCAATATCGGATGGAATTAAAACATCAGGTAGAAGGTGGAGTTCCTTTTGGTTATGAAGAAATGGACCCAGCTAAGGGTAATTCCGTAAATAAGAATAAAGAACTTTTTATGGTAATGCCCGAAGTTCGTAATATGAACCAAGTAGTAATATATAATTTGGTATCAACACCTTATCAATATATCACTCTTCAAAATAGACCTCCCTCTATTGACTTCCGAGGAGAAACTACTTGGGCTACCATTAAATCAATGGGACGTAATACTCCCATGTATCATTACACTGGAGCAGAGGATATAATTCAATTCAATGTATCTTGGTTCTGTAATGACCCAGAAAATCCAGAAGAGGTAATCACTAAATGTAGATTACTTGAGATGTGGTCTAAGGCAAACTCATATCAGGCAAGCCCCCCCATCTTAAAAATAGAATGGGGTAATTCTGGTATATTTGAGAACCATCAATACATCCTTACTTCAGCAACCTATACATTAAACAATTTCCGAAATGCTTCAAGGACAAGGGTTGCAAGTAAGTCATGCGAGATTGATGATTTGAAATTACTTCCTGCAGCTGCAACTCAAGAATTAATCTTCAAGAGAGTAAGTGCTTACAACTTATCCTATGCAGATATTGTAAGTGAAGAAGCTCTAAAGAAAACGAAAGGAATAAGTTTATGATAGACTTGAATCAATACTTAACTGGAGCTAGCCCCTATGATGGGGCAGTAGCTCTTAAATATGATGAGGGTGATTATTCTTTGGAGGTAACTCCCCCTTCAGTTCCTCATACAAATAACGATAAACAACATACTGTAATGGATGGAGAAACCCTACAGAATATTGCCTATCGTTATTATGGTGATTCTGGGAAATGGTATTTAATAGCTGAGGCTAATAATATCCTAAACCCTCTTGCAGAACTCGAACCTTATCAGTTAATACGAATACCTATGTATGGAAACTAAGAAACCCAATCAACCAATTCTTTATAATGGAACAGCAACACCCTATATGGCACTGTTCGATTCTGGAGGTATGCCCATAATGAATAAAATTACAGGCATACCTCTCGGCGCTTATATAAGTAATTGGAGCTACAAGTATGATGAGGAAAAGGAGAACTTAGCAACCATCACATTTGATACTGGAGACCCAGATACGGTAGATATCCCAGAACTCCAGGAAAGCTCAATTATTTATCTTCAGTGGGGATACATATATCCTGATGGTCAATTCATTTCGAGCCCAGTACGAAGTATTAAGGTAAGAGATTTGGATTGTGTATTCGATTCTACTGGTACTCATGTGACATTAAAGTGTATAGATACAGTTGGGGATTTAAGATTCCAACCACCTTATACACATTCAGATTTATCAGAGTATAGCCTATCTAATTTTTTAGATAATGGTTGTAACAATGACATCGGTGTAATCATAGAAATATTTCAGTAATGGCTAAACAAGTAATAAGTAATAAAGTCTACGAGTCACTACAGGTCCCGACAGAACAAAGTCGAAATACTGTTGGAAAGATACTTTACGCTAATAGCTTTAGTGGAGTAGCTCAAGTACCTATGCCGGCAGATTTAAAAGCTCTGATAGATAGTGACTTAGGATTAATAGGGAATAACATCTTGGTTCAATTAGAACAGAAGATGAAAGGTTATCCTAATGGACCTTGGTATATTGATTCTCGGGATGGTGTAATCTATATTCACAATCGAAAGTTTACTCAAGAGCCTGAATACAATTACATATATCAATCCGAGAATGGAGAGGTACTTAGGGTATCCTTTACCATGCAGAATGTAACTAAAAGGGCAAAGGCTCAATTAACCGAAACTATAGACCCCGATGATAAAGGTCTTATTGTAGGTTCTACCGATATAAAAGAACCAGAAAAAGCTAAAGAGGAAATGTCTACAGTTACTACTCCTTATGTAGCTCAAGTAGATAATACTATGGTAGTCAATTATGGTAGTGTACCTTATGAAGATTATCGTAGTCATCCTACTACTAACATTGCTGCAGAGATGGAAGCTGAGCAAAGGTATGGAGCTAAAGCTCAGAAACATAATCAAGCAGTAAAAGAATATGGTTCTAAGAAACCCTATGTTGCTTATCAAGCAGGTAAACAAGAAATGTTAGATAACTTAAGTACTGACCAATATAGGGAAGCTATCAATACGGCAGCTAATAATTTACCAAGCGATAAGAAGAGACAACTTCAGCAAATCCTAAAGAACTCTAAGAATGGGAAAGAGTTAGAAAGTAATCTAAGGCAATTACTAGAAAACGAAAGATACCTATTCACTGGAGAATACAAAATGGAATACCTTGCAGAAGAATGGGTAGACCCTCGTGAATATGACCCGGAAGGTATGACACCTTTACACATGATAGACCTTAGAGATACTCAAGGTAATAAATTTAAAATTGCTTCAGCTAATGATCAATCTCAGAGAGGTATAGCAGCTATGGAAAAGAATCCATATATTACTGTATACCCTGATACCTATGAATTAAAATATTCTGGTGAGGGAGTAACTACACCTACTATGACTCGTAAGGTTAAAGCTAAGGTTAAGATTCGAAGGATGAAGAAGGTCCCAGTATTAGTACCAATATATAAATTATATCATAATCTATTTGGTAGATATGGTGGAGCTGATAAAGTAGCTTGGGCCATGAATGCTAATGCCAATGGAGGTCTTAAAACTACAGAAAGGAAATTAGTATGCCAAATGACTGTAGTTGGTAGACCTTCATTACAATCTTCTCAGGTAATCTCTTTAGAAAATGTGGGTAAACGTTGGTCCGGGTATTGGTATATTAAATCAGTACAACATTCAATGGATGCAGGTCAGGGTTATCTATGTACTTTGGATTTGATAAAGAGTAATGCCAAGGCGGGTCAGACTACATCCAAGACTCAACTTAGTACTCAAGATATAGTAAGCAATGATGCTAAGGATAGAGCTAAAACTCAATTTGGTAAAGACAAGAAGAGTACTGCTAATGCTTCTAATATTGTTCATGAGTTCACTTACAGTGAAGCAGTTTACTTTAAGGAAAGATTCATGAACGATAAGAATGTAATCATAGATAAGAAAGGTGCAGGAGAGTTCTTACAGAATAAATTCTATTACGATGAACTTAATGCTAAAGACCCACAAGCTTTAGCAGCAGGTACTGTAAGAACTGAAGGTACTATAGTTACCTCTAATGGTACTGCAATCTATGGTAAAACCAAAGTAGTTAAGGTAGACCAATCTAAAGTAACACCGGCTATGAAAGAGAAGTATTCTTTTGACTGGTCAGAGTGGGCAAGAAACGAATATCTTAATGTAGTAAAAAACAAAAAAAAATAACCGATAATGTACTCGACCGCTAAGTTAATAACAGAAGATGGCCTCGAAGGATTGGGTAGATACTACTCAGTTTATCGAGGCATTGTGGTAGATAATGATGACCAAGAAAAACATATGAATCGTATCAAGGTATGTTGCCCAGAAGTAATGAATGGTATCATATCTTGGGCTTATCCAAAGGGTCAACATGGTTCTATCAATAATGGATTTAAGTTCTTAGCTCCTAAGGTTGGTGATATAGTATTTGTTACCTTTGAATTTGGAGACCCAACTAAACCTCTTTGGGAATACCATGGTTGGGCTTTGAATCAGATACCCAGTCCTTTAGACGGACCAAACAAGATGGGTATCATTACTCCAGAAGGTAATCTAATAACTTTAGATGATGACAATGGTAGATTAACCATATATATCAATGGAGATATTGGAGTAGCTGCAAAAGGTAACGTATCTATCCAAGCTCAAGGAGATGTAAATGTAGGTTCAGGTGATACAGTAATCTTGAATCAAGGTACAAACCAAGGAGTGGTTAATATCAAAGAATTAACCGAGAAGTTAAATCAAACTGTTCAAGAACTAGAATCACTTAGAGCTCTATTCAATTCTCATGTACACTCAGGTGTAACTACTGGACCAGGTTCTTCAGGACCTACCGTAACTCAAGCAAGTCAACCATTCTCGGAATTCAAACAAGAAGATTACGAGGATACTAAATGTATACATTAATGGATAATTACTTTACTGACATAATAGGAAAAGGTATGACTTTCCCTATTAAACTAAACAGAAACGAAAACGGTGAAACTGGATGGTATCCGGTTAATGGAGATATGGAGTTAGTAAGGAATAATATTAACTCTATCCTATATTATATGATAGGCCAGAGATTTCGACAGGAAAACTTTGGGAATCGTCTATGGGAATGTATAGAAGAGCCAAATTCACAAGCCCTGAGTTTTATTATTAAAGAATTTATAAAAACTGCAATTGGTACCTGGGAACAAAGATTAACCTTTAAAGGTATCAAGGTTGCTAGAGTTGATGCAAAGGTAAACATAGAAGTAGAATATTCTATTAATGGTACAGGCTCTAGCCAATACCTATACCTTACCTATAACAACTTAGATAATTCATTAAATACAAAATAATATGGGAATCACTAATAAATGGCTCAACCCTTATCAGAGGTCTTATCAACAGATTAAGGCCAAGCTGATAGAATCTCTTATGGGTATAAAAGACAAAGATGGAAATGTACTCATAACGGATTACTCGGAAGGAAATATATTAATCATTATCCTTTCATTATTTGCGGCTATTGCCGAAGTTCTTCACTATTACATCGATAATATGGCAAGGGAAACCTTCTTACCTACTGCTCGGAAATATACTTCGGTAGTTAGGCATGGAGCCTTGGTAGATTATCATGCAAGGGGTGCTATTGCAGCATCAGTAGATTTAACTATATCTCGGGATGTATCAGGAGATTCTATTGGTGCTAAGTTAACTATCCCATCCGGAACTCTATTTACAGACCAGTCAGGTAACAAATGGTTATCTACTCGAGATGTAGTTTGGTATGCTAATGTTACCGATTGTAAGGTACCTGTAGTACAACATGAATTATATACCGAAAGTCAAATCAATGGTATGGTTATACCTTCTGATGAACGTGTAATGATTACTCTTGGTACTTTACCTAATGGTAAATATTACGAACACGGAACTATGACCTTGAAAATCGGTGGAGAATCCTGGGTATTAGTAAATACTTTTGCTTATTCAAAGCCTACAGATAATCATTTTATGGTAGTGATAGATGAATCTCTTAATCCGTATATATACTTTGGTGATGGCAAGAATGGTAAGAAACCTGCAGCAGGTGCAAAGATTTCTGATGTAGTATTCTATCTCACTACCGGTATTAATGGTAACGTTAAGTCTGGTACCATTACATCTGTGCCCTCAGTAATATCCTCTTCAGTATCAGATGCTACTGTAAGTAATACTTACAATGCAGGTGGTGGTTCAAGCTATGAAAATTTCAGTATGCTCAAGGAACATATACCCTTGAGTGTTAAGACTATGGGAGTAGCTGTTACTAAACAGGACTTTGTAGACTTAGCTAAACTGGTAGATGGAGTTAGTAAAGCTAAAGCTGAATACGAATGCGGTAGAAAACTTATTGTATACATTGCACCAGACAATGGTGTAATTGCCGACTCTGCCATGATTAAGAAGGTATATGATATCTTACATCAGAATTCACCCCTTACTACTTGGTTAACTGTTAAGTCGGCAGGTAGAGTTAATATCATATTGGATATAGAAGTTACTGGTAAGAAGTCATATAAGACTTCAGAGATTCAATCTCAAATACTCAGTGCTTTGTTTAATGCTTACTCTCCAGAGAGTTCGGATATTGGTGGTAGTGTAAGAATCTCGGATATCTATGCACTCATCGATAACTTGGAATCCGTAGATTACCTACACTTAAAGAAATTCTATACTAAACCCTGGCCTATAACAATCTATGGTAACAAGGAATTAATCCTTGGTCAATTCCAATTGGATGAGGCTAATGGTTCTATGGACTACTTTATATCTTTCTCTTCAGGAACTAAATTTACAATCAAGTCTCTGAAGGGGGGATTCTCTTATGATGGGGAAGTAGGTAAGACTACTCAAATCCGAGATAATATAAATGGGTTTATCTTTGCCCTTGATATTCAGAACAATGGCTACCAATCTGGATTCAGGTATACCATAACCATTGCAGAACCCAACATGGATTATACAGACCCAGGTTATAATATCCCGGTATTCGAAGACTCAAGTCAGTTAACACTTAAAGTAAATGAAACAGTATGATGAATCTTAAAAACCTAATTGATTTCTTACCATTTGAATTTAAGGAGCAAGATACTTATAAAGTCAATGGTAAGGGCATATTAGAAAGATTTCTAGAAATATGTGGTTCATACTTCCAAGATAATATTACTTCTGATATTGATAATATTCTAGATTTAATCGATATCGATAAAACTCAGCAGAGGTATTTAAACTACCTCTGGGAGTTCTTGGGAGAATTACCCTTTGCTAGAACAGGAGAGCATACAGGAGTTCCTAATTTAAGTGATGAACAGATTCGTACAATTTTAAAGTACTCAATCTCATTACTTAAAATCAGAGGCTCAAGGAAGTTCTTCGAGATTCTTTTTAATATGTATGGGTTAACATGTACCATTGTAGACCCAACCGATGGAGAAATGGATAAATGGGAAAAGGTAGACCCCTTATATGATACCGATTATTCCGGGTACGATAAGTACAACTATGATAAAATTTATGGTTGTGCTCAATGTATTCAAGTAGATATTAGTATAGGTGGTCATGGTTTTACCTCTCCCACTAAAGAGTTTAAAGCTTTCAAACAGTCTATCGATAGACTATTCGATAGATTTTTACCTTACAATGTATCAGGTAACATCCAGTATGGTTTTGATTTAGCCTACAATTATAAGATAGTTGCAGAACCCCTGATATCTCCAGTCAAAATCGTAACGGGACATATTACCGAAGTACCTATCCGAGTAACTGTAACTTCAGATTATGATGATGCAGATTTAAGATATCAGGTAACTGGATATGACCCATCCGAAAATAAATGGAGCTCTAAGTTATATGAAAGCGGTTCTATCTTCTATGCAAAGAAAGGTGACCAAAGATATTACTTCAGGAGCGTTGGAGATAACTCAGTAACTACTTATGTAGATGTAGGCTTAGAATACTACACTAAATCCTATCATATCTATGCCGACTTAATAAGTGGTGGTACAGATTTAGATAACTTGGTAATCACTGGTAGTAATCCCAAGATTGAGATTAAGGTTACTGCTAATATGAATTACCAAGGCAATATCAGACCTGTAGATGTTCAGTTAATCAATACTCATGAAACTAAACCCTCTGGTTCTATTTGGGAAATAACTTCTGCAGGTACTTATGAATTTGTTATTGCAGACTTCCCGGCAAAGAGGATAATCTTAAATGTTACAGCAATAGCTACTAACTATACTGTAATATGTGAACCTCGAAATGTAAATATTACTAATCGAGAATCATCAAAGATTACTATTCGCTCCTCAGACCCAAACGAAAATACCAATGATTTGATTGCTGTACTTACTACAGACCCAGGAGTATTGGTTAGGAATGGTTCTAGATGGACTCCTACCCAAGTTGGTACATTCCTATTCAGATGTACCAAAGACACTTCTGGTAATTCTGCAAATTATGGTACAGTAGTTGCTTACAGATTGGGATACACAATTACTTATGGCATTAGAGTATCCAATAAGAAGCTTAATCTGAATGCTCATGGCACTGCTTCCATTAAGCTGTTCCTTACTTCTGGTATCTATTATTCTACTTTTGAAAGCGCTAACTTATATTCATACTTCGATAAGAATGTAAATGTATACAGAAAAAATACTTCTGGTACATGGGTAAAGCTTGGAAGTGTAGAATTGGATGATAGATACGTAGAAGGACCCGATTTCTATTATGGTAGAAGTACAGACTATCCTTTTAATGAGGCTGGTATTTATAAATTCGAATCCGTAGGAGACCCAACCAAAACGGTAGAGGTAGAGGTATTAGAATATGTACCTACACCAGAATCCTACTTATGGTTAGAACCTATGAATCCGGATGATGAAAATTGGTATGAACTAGAACCATATTCTCAAACGGAACTAACCCATTATATCAAGGCCGGTTACCAATTAACCAAGAATCAGAATTGCCAATTCTATTTAAGGTATGGAGATGGAGGTAATGTAATTACTGGCATTGAGTTAGAAGGTTCTTCAGAAACTTATAGTTCTAACCTTTTAATAACTATGGGTGAACCAAGAACCTATGAATTTTATTATCAAGGTTCTGTAGTAACTTTAACGGTAAAAAAAGTAGTACCTCAGTATACATTAACTCTTAATCCCGTAAGTGCAGAACTAAGTAGTAGTGTACCAGAAGTATCTACTATCGTAACCTGTACTTCAGATACTGGAGATTCTGGTGATATAATTTATGAGACAGCTCCCGATGTAGTTCACACCAGTCCTTATCAATTCTTTACTAATCTACCTGGAAGACATACTTTCTATGTAAAAGATAATCCTGCAGTCAAAGCAGTATTCTTAGTAAGTATGAAAGACATAGTAGATAAAACAGAATTAGTATGGGAATCCAACGATATATCAGAGCAGGGAATCCAAATAGAGGTTCCCGAAGGAACAGAATGGAAACTTAAAATAGAATAAAAACAGATGGAAAGCAACTCTTTTAACACAATCTTCAAAACTGGTATTATAGGATTCACTTCTGAATGCTATGACATTATCTTTGACCTAAGGTGGATGATTTTATTAGCCCTTGTATTAATACTCTCGGACTTCTGGTTTGGAATATCCGTCAGTAGGATGCAGGGTATAGAAGTAAGAAAATCTAGAGCAGGAAGAAGAACTCTTAATAAAGTTATTGATTATTTATGTTATGTATTACTTGGTGCCGTTATAGGTAAGGCTATTGGAGACCCATACGGACTTAATCATATAACAGTTTCGATAACAATCATGATACTATGTTATTATTTCGAAATAGATAGTATTTACAACCATATATGTGAACTCCATGGAGTAAAGAAAAGGTATAGTATATGGGCTATCTTATGGAAATTTATAACATTCAAGTTCAAAGATGTAGGAGAGGCTTTCCAAGATATGAGGAATCAATCGAAAGATTTTAAGAACAATAAAAACGAAGATACAGTATGAAAACTTATTTCGATTATGAAGGTATTATTAAGTCCAAGGATGCAGCTGAAGCAATAGCTGCACCCATTGGCATAGGTCCATTTTGTGGATTCGGTTCAGCAGTGATAACCAACAATGCTATCACAATATCTCCGAATGGAGAACCTACCTCACCGGCTTACCTGGCAATGAAGGATAGAATTATTGCCAGGTATATGACTAAGGCTTCGGATTCTGGAGAAGGACCGGAAGTTAATTTCGGATGTATTGCCCGGGATGGTATGATATTTATATCGGATGCTGCAACAATTAGTATCCCAAATATTGAAGGTTCTAAGGGTAGTAATGAAGATGTGATTGTATTCGCTTATCATACTCCTTTGGAAGAACCAGTACAGAACCCAGTACAGTTCAGGGCTTTCTGGAATGAATCTAATCCCTTCTACAGTTTGTATAAAAAGTCGGTAGACCCATTATACCCAAATGCTAAGGAATCTAGAAACTTGTCAAAAATAAACGTATTAGAAGATACGGAATTAACTTATGAGTCACTAGCTAATAGAGCTATGGCTTCTGTGGCTCAAGGTTTGGTAGACAAATCCTCTATGGTATTGGTAGGTATTTATGGTCAAGGTATTAACTCCATGGATAATACGGTAGAGAAATATTCTATTGTCCCTTACGGTGGAAGATTCCCTCAACCAGTAGAATATAATACTGCTATACATGGTATACAACAATCTAATGTAGAAACTCTCTTACGGTTATTGCAGGGATTCCCGAATTTTGATATCAAGGCTTATATAGATGAGAAGTTAGGTAGTATGGAAGGCTCCAGTATACCAAGAGGATTAATTGCCATGTGGAATGGTACTCAAGTACCCAATGGCTGGGCTTTATGTAATGGTCAGATTGTAGATGACTTACAAACCCCAGACTTATCTGGTAAGTTCGTAGTAGGTTGGCAATCTGGTAATGAAGATTACAATCTTATCGGTAATACCGGTGGTCAAGATAAGGTTACTTTGACCACTCCAGAAATACCTTCTCATGTCCATAACTTTGCAGATGCCTATTATATTGAGGCTCACGACGGTATAGGTATCAATGGTTCCCAGTGGATTGGTAATAACCTATATGGTAGTAATAAAACTGATAGGGATAATTCTTATGTAGCACTTTGGGACCATGATACCCGAGCTGTAGGTGGAGGTCAACCACACGAAAACAGACCACCATATTATGTACTAGCATACATTATAAAACTATAATAATGTGTAACTACTTGTAACAATATCAATGAACTTTTAATTTATGAATTGCTTAACAATTGGGATAGGGACGTTGGGAAACGTCCCTTTCTTTTTGTGTTTAGTAATGCAGTTCTTCTTTGGCTTTCTCTTCCCAGTATTGGATATCAGCCTTGAGTTCACTAATATATTTGATAGAGTTTTTAGTTCGAGGCATATCAAAGAACTCTACTAAAAGTATATTGGTAATTCTTCCTGACTCAGGCATACGTTCTTTAATATATGGTGGAGGAGTTACTAATACCTCGAATAACATATAAGCATCCGAAGATAGATTAGCTTTCATATAATCATAAAGCAATTCCAACATATCTTCTTTAGCTTTAGTTTCTTCCTCATCATCTTCGAGTTCCTTATCATTATCAAATAAATCCTCAAGCTTAAATAAGTTCTGGTTATATTCTGCAACCTCTCCATAGGCAAATCTCAGAAGCTTATTTTTAAAAGTAGCTAGAGATGATAAGATTCTTGCTTTAAGATGTTCTTCACTACAAGTACCGTAGTACTTATTAAAAACAAATAACATTTTATCCCAGAAATAAGAAGATATTATATCTGGAGTAAGGTTGAATCTTTTGTAATCTATCTGTTTGGTTAGGTTCCTAATAACAGGTTTACAAACTTTATACAACCTATTAAACATGGCTTCATCATAATCCTGCATAGGTTTTAATCTGTGCAGTTCTGAACCATTATTACCGTTGGTCTTTCTCATATCTTTATAAATATTTCGTTAGTGCAAATATATAAAATTATTCATTATATAATATAAGAATATCAAAATATTTCACCAAGCGGCTGAGGATTAGAAGACTAGATACTGTGGACATGAGTTCAGAACTATACGGAGACTATCAAAATCTATTAGTTATTATATTGCAATATATTAATGTATGAAAAAAGATAAAATCAAATTTAGCTTTACACCGGACTTCCAGTTGGAGATACTCCGGTTCATTATTCAAGACAAGGAAGGAGGTTTAGTACTGGGAAGGTTAAAACCCAGTTACTTAGTTCTTATTGAGCATTCTTTAATATGTGAGGGTATACTTAAGTACTTTAAGAAGACAAAGAAGATACCCTCTCAGAATGTATTAAAGGAAGTGATAAAAGAAATGCTAGAATCCAAAGCTTATGTAGACTTAGTAACTAAGGATGACATCCCAACTATTGAGAGAACCATTAAGAACCTCTATTCAATTCAATTATCAGATTCCGAATATATTAAAGAGAAGATTTATAAGTTCTCTACTTATGTTGAGATGAAGAACTTGAATGATTCATTCGATTTAGATAACTTCGAACAATACGAAGAATACTCTAAAAAGATTGAGAAGGTTCTTCAAAAGAGTAAGCCTAAGAAAGAAGATGAACCTTTATATATGATTCGGGATGTTACGGAGAGACAATTCAAAAGACAATCAGAACCATCCGTAGTTCCATGTCCATTTAGGCAATTGAATGATTTGACCAATGCTGGTGGATTTCCAGTAGCTTCAGTAAATGTAATCTTGGATAGACCTAAGGCAAAGAAAACATTCTTCATGGTAAACCTTGCAAGAGGATACCTAAGAATGAAGAAATCGGTATTATATATAGATACAGAAAATGGCCAAGAACAAATCATGGACCGTTTCATTCAATCAAGTATCAATAAAACAAAGAAGGAATTATATTCCGGAGATTACGATAAACTCGAGGCTAAGCATTTAAGGAAATTGGCAAGGTTTGGAGTTGAATTGGTAGTTGAAAGAGTACCCGCATTAATTACTGACTGCAATTATATAAGAGAGAAGATATTAACTCTTAGAAGCCAGGGAATTGATATTAAGGTATTGATGGTCGATTATGCAGGTAAGCTTGCATCATTAGCTAAAGATAAAGAGGATTTTGATAGAATCTCAAACGTATATATTGACTTACAGAACTTAGCAGAGGAACTACACTTAGATGTTATATGGACTGCTCATCATATTACAAGGGAGGGTAAGAAACATAGAACTACCAAGTATGATGAGAATGATATCTCTGGTTCAATTGCAATTGTTCGTAATGCTCAATTTATAATGGGTCTTAATTGTACTGAGCAAGAGGAGAAAGATAATATTCTTCGAGTTGAGATTGTAGTACAAAGAGATGGTCTTCCTTCGGGTAGGGCTTTATTCAAATGTGATGTCGAAAGACAAAGATGTACAGAATTTACTAAAGAACAACGAAAGCAATATGATGAAGTATACGGTAGTAAATTGGATGAGCAATTTAAAAAGAAAGATAATCCAGATGCTGATTCCAAGAAAAGAGAAAGGACAACTGGAGATATATAAATGTAAACTTGGTATTCATGATTGGATAACAGAGCATTGGTGGGAAACCAGGAAAAGACCAAAATATACAAGGAAGGGAGGTAGTAAGAGAGTTCAATATTATACTAAATATCGTACCAGAACCTATTGTAGAATCTGTGGTAAAAAGAAGAATGAGAACAAAGAAAGTAGAAGTAGTAAAAGATAGATGGACTGATGGATTAGCTTTAGAAATATCCCATAATGGTTGGCAAACAACTTCCATCAGTAACCTGGATTTAGAGGATTTAAAGAGAATCCGAAAAGTAATTCGTAAAGCTATAAAGGAACATGAAAATAACAAATCAGTTTAAGTCTAAGCTCAAAACTTATTTCATTAAAAGACTTGGAGCTTTTGAATATAAACATGGCTGGATGAAACTCCCAACTTGCCCTTACTGTCATAGGGAATTAAAAATGGGAGTTAATCTTTCCATGTACAGAACTAATTGCTTTAGATGTAATGAGCATCCGAATCCTTCACAATTAGTTATGGATGTTGAGGGATTCGATACTTATCACGAACTTATAAATTTCTTAAACAATGGACAATTCGAAGAACTTGAATTTCACGATGAGAAAATTGAACTTGCAGAAGCTAAGCCTTTGTACTTACCCGATAGTTTTAGACTCCTTAGTATCGGAGATTCACAAATTGCAAGGAGCATTAGAAGCTATGTCAAAGGCCGCGGATTTAGTATCGAAGAGTTATGTAAACATGGAGTTGGTTATGCGACAAAGGAACCTTTCTTCGGGTACCTTATTATACCGTTCTATTATCATGGCCAACTCAGGTATTATAATGCCAGAAAGGTTATCGGAAACGGTCCTCGGTATAACAACCCCAACAAAGATATCACAGGCCTTGGAAAAGAGTTTATCATATTTAATTATGACGCATTGGAAATGTATAGGTCGGTATTCATTTGCGAAGGAGCACTTAATGCTCTCACCCTCGGAGATAGAGCTATTGCCACAATGGGTAAAGCCATTAGTGCCTACCAAGTCAATGAGTTACTTAAATCCTCATGCCAAAGATATATTGTATTGTTGGACCCAGATGCCAAAAGATATGCAGTCAATCTTGCGCTTAAACTTGTTGCCTATAAAAAGGTCAAGGTAGTATTTCTTCCTGATGGTTTTGATGTAAATGATTTGGGAAGGAAACAAACACTAAAGTTAGTATATCAAACAAGGTATCAAAGTTATCAAGAACTCGTTCAAATCAAGAACTCTTTGGAATAAGGATTTCCTATTATATTATATAACTTAAAATATTAATGATATGAAGAAAATAAAAATTGATGGCTCTTACATTTTCCTGGCAGTAGTTCTATCTATATTCACCGGGATTATGGGCAGTGCGATTCCAGTTAGAACTTGGTGCTCTAAACCTAAACCCAAGAAGAACATGATTTTCAGATGTGAAATGGTTGATGGTAAAGTTAGGGATTATACTTTAAACTTACCTGAAAATGTAGATTGGTATGTTGGTACAAATAGAGGCTCATACTATGTACAGTTCCAATCTCCTGGTATAAATCTTTTTGGTAAGAAAGCTTGGATAAGTGATAATGAGGGTTGTATTAATGGAGTTTTAGTTTGTAATAGGATAAAATGAGAGAACCCAGCATTCACATTACTAAGTCTCAATTTGAGGAAATATTAAATACCTTAGAGGTAGATAACTTCCCAGTTGAGGCTTTTTTTGTTATTGCTCGTAAATCGGCAATAAATACTAGAGCAGTAGTTGTTTCTAATAAAGGGACAACTAAGAAAGTAACTAACATGTTACTAGCATCCAAAGGGGATGCTGCCTTAGTTGCTGATATTTTATATGCAACCCGTATAAAGTTAAAGCATAGAGGAGTTCGTAAAATAAACGAAAGTAATACAAGGGAATGGGCAAATTGTAAAAAGCTTGCCGAGATATGTAATACCTTCTGTGAGGATTTTAAATTTGATACTCGGGAAGGTTTTATTAAATATATTGAGACAGGCTTAAAGAGGATGACTGATTATAGGAATGTTATGCAAAGGTTGATATCTATGCAGGACAACATTACTAATCAAGTAGATGCTGAAATAGAATTGCAATATTCTGATTCAAAGCTTACTAAAGAGATACATGATTATTTCATAGGTAAGATTGCTAAGGCAACTGGTATATATGAATCTTATGAAAATAAACCAGAGAAATATGTACACTTTGCAAAGGTAGGGGAATTCTTAAAAGAAGAAGGTTGGGATTATAAGACATTCATTGATGCTCAGTTTGAATCTCTTGCATGGTGTAATGGATTACCAGATATTGCACAGATGTATACGGATAAAGCAATCGAAAGATACAATAAGTATTTATATAAGTATAAGAACAAAAAATCCCTGGAAGAGGAACCTGAAGTTGAAGGTTCTCTCTGGGAAAAGATTAATAATTAAAAACGTAACGTTATGAAAGCTTTAAAATTTTTAGGTAACAGAGTAGAGGATGCAGCTAATGCTTTTATTGATGTCCTCAAGTATTCAGACCAGTCAGTAGATTACCCTGACTTCAACGATATCGAACCTTGGCCGGATGATATTGTTAACATGTTCAAGGATGCTCTGAAGGATAAACCTTTCTCAGAGATTAGTGCTATCCTAATGTATACTCAACAGTCTTCAAGGTTCGAACCTATTGCAGAACTTATGTTGGGTATTGGTTTAGTAGAGATGAGACACTACGATAAATTATCGGATTTCTTACAGAAGGCAGACCCATACGAGGAGAATCCAGTTATAGATATTTATCCAAAGGTAGAGGTAGGTTTTTCTCCTGAGAGTGCTTTGAAGATTGCCTTAGATTCAGAAATAGAAACTATCGGTCATTACAAGAAGATTATGAATAACGTAGCTTTATACAATGACCGGGCAGATTACGATGATGTGATGTACTTATTGAATAAGTTGGTTGCTGATGAGGAACATCACATTAAACTTCTCAAGGAAGCAATGGGAATGGATAAAGCTACTAAAGGTGTAACGGTAATTATCAAATGAGTAGGATAATAATACAAAACGGAAATATGTGCGAACTTGATTTACCTCTTAAGTTCGCACAGAAACTCTACCAGGAATTTTCGGTTAGACATCCTAATGCTTTCTACTTACGTACAAGGCAAAGAGGTATGCAGAACTGGGATGGTAAGATACATTATATAAACAAGCATGGTGAGTTTAAGATAGGTTTTCTTCCGGCAGTATATGAAAAGTGTATTGAGTATGGAATTAAACCTAAAGTTGTAGATATGCGGAAACCTTTACCCAAAGTCAAAAAGGTAGTTACGAAAATAGGTAAGTATAAATTAAGACCAGAACAAGAGAAAGCTGTAAAGGCAATTATATCTAACCAGGTAGGTAACTCTCTTTTTCAGATTGGAGTTTTAGATTACACGGTTAATGCAGGTAAATGCACCGGTAAGGGTACCCTAATACATACTGAGGATGGGTTATTACCTATAGAAAAAATCGTATCTGAAACAGGTAAGATACGATATAAAGGTAAAGTCCTTACTAAAGAGGGTGTATTAGTAAAACCTAATGCAGGAGTTTATAATGAGATTAAGGTAGTAAAGATAACTACTTCTCAGGGTTATACTCTAATCTGTGGATATGAAAATCACAGATTATATACTTATTATGGGGATAATCTACAATGGGTATATGTCAAGGATTTAAAGAAAGGGGATTGTTTACCTATCTCCTTAGAATATACTCATTCTAAAAATACCATAGGTAAAAACCTTAGCTATACTTTGGGAGCTTTATCCGGAGATGGTCATATTCATCAAGTTTCTAAAAATCAAATAAACATATCTATATCAGGTCAAGATATAGAAGTAGCCGAAGTAGTTAAAGCTACTATGGATGAAATCTGTAAAACTCCTGTAGAAATAAAACCCCACAAAAGATTTAAAGGTTTTCATATATCTAAATCCGATACTAATTTTGCTAAACTACTTCAAGAGGAATATCCAGAATTAATTGGTACTGCCCATGAAAAGTACATACCCGATAAGATTCTTCAGGCTTCTTATGATGACTTAAGGAATTATATAGCAGGTTTATTTGATACAGATGGGCATAATTCATCATCTCATGGTAGAAGATCCTTATCTTTTACTACCGTAAATCTTGAAAATGCTCGTAGAGTACAACAAGCTTTATTATCTTTAGGAATAGCTTGTTGTCTTAAACCCAAGAAGACTTCATGTAATGGTAAAGAGAGTATAGCTTATAGAATAACTATTCATAGCGAATTTTATGATGAGTTTCTAGAAATAATACCAATGAGGATTGAAAGAAAATGTATTCCTAGCAATTCTCAACGGAATAACTACAGTAATAAATTACCTTTTAGTAATTTTGCTAAAGAACTTTATGATAAGCTTTCTTGGAAAGAGAAAGGTAAGTTTAGAAAAACCTATGGTAGAGTTATAAGTACACAGGTAAGTCATCATAATAGATTAACTTTAACTGCTTTTAATTGCTTAGTAGAATTCTTAGGCTCTAATAATGATAAAGCTACAGAATTACTAAATATTTCTAGTAATTGTTATTGGGATAAAATAGATAAGATAGAAATCTTAGATAAATACCCATGTTATGATATGGAGATACCTAAGTATCATAATTACCTATCTAATGGATTCATATCTCATAACACACTTATCATGTCATCTTTATATTTATCTTATAAGAGACAGTTAAAGACTTTGCTAATAACTAATGACTCTGATTGGTTAAACCAGGCTAGAGAAGAGTTTAAGCAATATCTCCCGGGAGAGAATATCACTTTTGTTCAAGGTAAGGTTTTAAACTGGAATAACTTTACGATTGGTATGGTTCAATCTATTTCTCGAAATATGAGATTCTATCAACAGGAATTATCTAAGATAGATATGGTTTTGGTAGATGAGGCAGACCAAGGTGGAAGTAAACAATATCAGAATGTACTTACTCGGTTATTTAATACCAGAATTCGTATAGGATTATCTGGTACCATTTATATGAGTAAGCTTGCTAAGGATAAAGTTAAGAATATGAACCTTGAATGTTTCTTTGGTAAAGTGATTGCCGAGTTTAAACTTAAGGATTCTATCAAGAAAGGTTACTCAACTAAAACAATCGTAAAGATGGTACCAAGTAGACCTTGGTATGGTAATTGGGAATCCGAGTTTGTAACTTATAAAGACATCTATGATGATTCTATTACCTTGAATAAATATGCCAAGAGAATGGCCTATGCTCGGTTAAAATGGAATATTAACCAAGGTAGATATCCTGCACTTGTAGTATGCAAGCATATTGCACATTGTGAAAATCTATATAAGTTCTTTAAAAAGAAACTGGGCGATGCCTATAATATTGCCTATGTGCATGTTAATACTCCTTCTAAGTTAAGACAACAAATAATGAAGGATTTTAGGGAAGGTAAGATAGATATCCTGGTATCAACTACAATCATTGCTCGAGGTAAAAACTTTCCTAAGCTTAGGTATTTACTTAATGCAGCAAGTATGTTATCTAACGAGAAAACTATCCAATTCTTAGGTAGATTAGTTCGAACCGACTCTTCTAAAAAGAAAGCTTATGTAGATGATTTAATGTATCCAGGTAATTACTTATCTAGACATGCTAGAGCTAGAAAAAGGTATTATCAAGTAGAGAAATTAAAAGTAATTTTAGTAAAACGTCCTAAACATAAGTTATGAAAGATAATATATTAGATTTCCCAGGTTACTATGTAACTGTTGATGGTAAAGTATATTCCCGAAAGAATAATCGACACGGTTATCTAAAGGATTATCATTTGTTAAAAACTAAATATACCAAACATGACGGAAGGCCATACGTTACTTTAAGAAATCCAAAATTAGGTATTAGGAGATTAGCTAAGGTACATAGGTTAGTAGCTTTAGCTTATATACCTAACCCAGAGAATAAACCTTGTGTATGTCACAAAGATAATAACCCATTAAATAATCATGTAGATAATTTATATTGGGGTACACAAGCTGAGAATATGTCTCAGATGAGATTAGATAAACGTGATTATCGTAAAGTTTCTATAAGGGCTCATAGAAGGGTTATAAGATTAAAATCTTTAGGATGGTCATCTAGTAGAATTGGGAAACGTTTTAAAGTCAATAGAACCTGTATAAATAGGATATTGAATAAATATGAGGCCTTACTTAAGTAGACTTATAAGTACTATGAGTAATTACTTTTCTCCGTAGGAGGAAATAATTACATTCTTATTAGGGACATAGGGCATTATTAATCATTAAATTAAAAGATATGGAATACTTACTACTAATACTAACAGTACTGGGAGTGATAATCGGAATACTTTATCTATATTCATCTCAGTATGATTATGATGTATACAAATACAAATGTCATCATTGCAAGAAGAAATTCAAAGAGAGCGAGATAAATGATTTAAGAGGTCCTTGGCATACTAAAGATTGGACTTGTCCTCATTGTAAATATCAAAATGTAACACTTAAGAGTTATGATTACTAAGTTATATAAGGAATTTATCGATAAGATACTTAGAATTGGAGAAGAGTTGGTTCCTCTTCATGTTTTTAACTGTACTACCCTGGTATGGATATCAGATATACAATCTGTTCAGGTAATGGCTCATGAATACAAGGTATATTTCGATTTATCTTTCTGTTCAGGACTGCAGGTTAGAGTACTAACTTATACTGACTCTCGTTACTCACAACACTTGGGTGATATCAGGAAACTATTTATTAATGCAATTGGACATTCCTACTTACCACTGTATGAGTCGGAATTGAAGATTGGAGATTCAGTCATAAGACTAACAGAAAAAAAAATAGATGAATAATTATGGCAAAGAAAAAACAAATGCTTCCAGACTTAACCAAGCAGGATATCCTAACACCATTGGATATCTCTCAGCTGGGAACTAATGGAGACCCTTGCTTTGGTATTGGGTATGATTTATCTACTAAGGAATGTAAACTATGTGGAGATTCAGAACTATGTGCATTTAAGATGTCACAGAACTTGAACATTACCAGGAAAGAATTAGAACAGAAGAATCAGTACAAAGATTTGGATATACTGGAAGATACGGTTGGTATCAAGAAATACATCCGAGGTTTGATTCGGAAAGGGAAAGACAAAAAAGAAATTATCTCAAAGACAGTTGAGAAATTCGAAGTACCAAGAAAACGTATTAGAGAACTTTATCGAGAGTGTAATGAAAAAAATTGAGATGATATGGGCTATGTTCAAGATATATCTTAACAACCCAAATTATTATGTAAGGCAAGAGGATGTTCTTGCTGATTTGTTTATGGAGGGTGAATCTGACCTTAACAGATTCTGTCATTCACTGGGAATTTACCCTCAACGAGGATTAACCTTTGGACAACTTTTAAAACAATGTAATATATTATGAACAAATTTAGATTTATTAAAGTAAGGGAGGTAGTATCTCCCAACAGAGCAAACCCTAATGATGCTGGGTTAGATTTTTATGTACCAACTGATTTATACCCTGATGATATTCATGACAAGAACGAATTTGATTCAAATGGGTATATTTTAGATATGCCATTTAATGGAAATTTCGTAAGGCATATATCTTTAAAACCAGGTCATCGTATACTTATCCCATCTGGTATCAAAGGTTTGCTAGAACCTCCTGCATCTATGTTAATGGCAGCAAACAAATCGGGTATATCTACTAAGAAAGGATTAATCTTTACTGCCGAGATAGTAGATTCTACATATGTTGGTGAGATACACATTGGAGTATATAACACTTCTCAAGAAATTCAGGTTATAGAAGCTGGGCAGAAACTGGTACAATTTATTCATGTACCCATCTATATCACCGAGCCAGAAGAGATTCAGCAAGAAGAATTCTATACTGAATCTCAAATGTGGGGGACTCGGCAAGATAAGGGATTTGGTTCATCAGGAAATTAATAAGAAAGGAGTATACCTTGGACATCAGGAATATTAAAGAAGAGGTACCACCTACTAGAGAAGGTACTGAGTTACAGAATATGTATTCTCTTGGAATACAACAATTTGAAGGCTACAGGCAAATAGAAAAATTGCCAGAAGCCCCATTGGACGTGAATAACCCATATAATCAAGTAATCCTTAAAGACTTTATTGGTAGAGTAATAGAGGAATTGATGGAGGGTTATGAATCTACTTCAGAAGTGGTTAAGATATGTCATAAGTGGGGATGGAATATTGACCAACTTACAGAAGATGAATATACCCAGGTACTCAACCATTTGCAAAATGCCAATGAGGAACAGGTAGATGCCTTGGGATTCTACTTCACTTTATTTCTCTTTGCTAACATTGCTCCAGAAGATATTCTATCGTGGGGAACTAATCATGTAATGGATTACTCAGACTTCAAAGTAAACAACTTGAAGGATGTAATGACTCTGGGAATAGCAATGGTTACCGAAGGTACTATTGGTTTAGTTAATCGGTTTAACATGATTGATGAAGACCATGAATCCGTAAAAGACTACACTCCAGGATTCAATACTTTAAGTGAAGCATCACATGAAGAAGAAAAGATATTATTGTTCAATGTAGTTTACGAACTGAACATTGCAAGAAATCTTCTAAAGTGTAGGCCATGGAAACAAACTCAGGTAATGACTAAGGAATTAGATTTTCAATATTCTTTGGTAAAAGCTTTCTACTTATATATGGGATTCCTGGGTATTCAAGGGTTTACTCCCTATGAATTATTTATGTTATTCTTTAAGAAACAACGCCTTAATATATGGCGTCAAAAATCAAATTACTAATGTCGGGTTGGAACAGAAAATTAGAGGGTCTTCAATCGAATACGGAGGAGACCCTCCACTCTTTGGAATTTGCAACTTCACAAGAGGCATGGGAGAAATTGAACGAGGCTTTCCTAAGGTTAGACCCAGTTCTTTTTGATAAGGGTGCTACTGCAAACAGTGGAGTTGCAGTAGCATACAATGTGTTTATAAAAATACGTAAAGCATGGGTAGACCCAGATTTTGATTATGGTAGGTGTTTTAATTACAAAGAAACTAAGTGGACAAGCTTATTGAATAATTACATAGACTTTAATAAGTTAGACCTCTTACGTAGCAAATTAAGATTCCTGAAGTCAAAGTATAATCAGAATTACAATGTTACGTACATGTTCAATAATCATCATGATAATGGTAAACAATGTCTAATAGCTGCGACTTTTTCAAAACGATTCGGGGAGGACATCCCAGTTATTACAATGGTAGTTCGGGCTTCGGAAATTACCAAGAGGTTAATATTCGATTTCCTATTAATTCAACGAATGTCAGAGTACGTATATGGGCCGGACCAGTCAGTACAAATCAACCTATTTGCGACTCAAATGTACGGAAATGTAGAAACCCTTCTGATGTATTCAGCTTATAAGCCTTTAAAGAAAGTAATCAATGGTATTGATAATCCCTGGACTAAACGAGTTAAGGAAGTATATAAGAAAATTCTAAACGGTACAGAAAAGGAATGGTCATCATTCAAAGTATTTTTCAGAAGTTTCAAAGTACTACGTCCTGACTTGTATGAATACCAGGCTTTGTTAGCAAAGGACTTGCTATTAGAATATGAAGACATAGAATATCCGGAAAACGTGATATCCTATTCTCAAAGGAAAGTATATAAGAAGAAACTTTTAAAGAAACAGAAGAATGAGAATCTACAGTAATTCTTTTGAGTTAATGTCAGAACTTGGCAGAGAACTCAACAGTTATGGTCAGACTGTAAAACCAAAGACCTATCAGAATAAAGTGATTGAAGGTAAAGAAGAGTTTGAAACAAAGGAACTAATTTGCCAACAATACTGTTTAACTTCACTTGGAGACCCAGTATGGTTATTCATATTCTCTCATTCAAAGGAATGGGCAGATGCCGAGTTTAAAGAAAGAATTGGTTGGTATGATTTAAATCCAGGTAAAGCTTGGGAATTGAGAAAAGATTTATGGGAACAGTTTTTGGTGAATGGTAAGTTTGATTACACCTACCCAGAGCGTATTTGGAACTCGTTAGACATTTATGGTAGTACTTCTTTTAACTGTGATTCAGCAATGCAATCAGTTATTGAACTTCTTAAGAGGGATAATGATACTCGTAAAGCAGTACTCCCTATATTCCATGGTACAGATTTAAGATTCCTTGATGGAAGTAAACGTATACCTTGCTCAATGTATTATGATTTCCTTATCCGTCAGAATGGTAAGGGAGAGAAGGTATTACATATTTGCTATCACCAAAGAAGTTCGGATTTTATAATTCATTTTGGTAATGACGTATACCTTGCATGGAGACTTATGGAATACGTAGCTAAAGAGGTAGGAGTAAAACCAGGTTATCTATATCACACTATCGATTCTCTTCATTCCTATAAGAAAGATTGGAAATACCTAAATACCAATCTGGAAGACTTACAAGAGAAATTCTAACCCTTAGAGGGATGTATCTACTACAAGTGGGTATGTCCCTCTTTCTATTTATAAATATATGGAAACAAGATATCACATAATAAGAAACAAAAGAGAGTTAAAGAAACTCATTGCTTGTTGTAAATCAACTGGTTATGCTTGCTGTGACTACGAAACGAATGCAGAACCAATTTACAATAAGAGTTTCAAACCAACTATACTCTCAGTATCTTGGATGCCAGGATTTGGTGCTTCTATTCCATTAGACCACTTTGAAACAAAAGATTATACATCTCCAGGGTGGAATTGGAAGAAGATGCTAAGGAAATTTGGAGAAGAGGTAATCGAGAATTACGAAATAACCAAGGTTGCATGGAACTGGAAGTTTGATGACCAGATTAATCAAAAGTATCACATCTATTATAGAGGTACTTGCCTTGATGGAATGCTTGCAAAATATGTTCTCAATGAGGAAAAACCACATGACCTAAAATCAATGGTTAGAAGATACCTACCAGAACATGGAGATTATGAGAAGCAAGATAAATTCGATAAGATACCTTGGGATAAAAAAGAATTAGACCCACTTTGTCATTATGGATGTCAAGATACAGATTATACTCTTAGGTTAATGATATTCTTTGAGAAAAAGTTAATTGACTTAGGTATGTATTCGGTATTCCGTAATTTATTTATGTGTAATTCCCGGGTATTAACCTCGGTAGAGAAAGAGGGTTTATACCTTGATACCAAATTTAATCAAAAACTCCTTGAAGAATACAAACCCAAAATTGATGCTGCAAGGGAAGCTATCTATAATTTACCAAGAGTAAAGAAGTTCACTAAGAAATACAATCGGGGTAAGATTGAGAAATATATTCAATCAATAGAAGCTGAACTCGAGGAGTTAGATTATAATGACCCAAAAGATAAACGTAAGATTGATTCTCGGCAACAAAAGATAACTAATATACGTGCAGGGGTATTTACTACTAAGAAAGAACAGGAACTTATAAGACCAGTTAATCTTGGTAGCCCAGTTGATTTACCTCAACTAATGTATTCAGATATTGGATTCAAATTCCCTGTAATTAAAGATAATGAATCTGGTAAGCCAAGTACAGATGAAGATACATTAACCGAATTAAGGTTAACTGTAAAAGACCCTGAATCTCCAAAAGCAATATTTCTTGATAAGATGCTTGAATTAAGAGGTTTAGAGAAAATGTATAAGACTTATATCTTAGGTTGGTCAGAGAAGGTACAAGATGATTCTCGATTACACGGTAGGTATAATATACATGGTACAGATTCTAATAGGTTTAGTTCTGCAGACCCAAACATGCAACAAATACCCAAGACTTCTGTAGACCCAAATATCAAGAAACAATTGGTAGCTCCTCCCGGTTATCTTTATATGGCATTCGACTATTCTCAGGCAGAATTAAGAATGATGGCTCACTTATCGGGTGATGAAACTTACCTGGAAGCATTCGCCAAGGGAGTAGACCCTCACCTTGGTATAGCAGCAGCAAAATATGGTGTATCGATTGAAGAAGCAAGTAAAGCTTACGAAGATGAAATGCACCCAGATTATAAATTATGGAAGGTACGAAGGAAGCAAGCTAAACAGATTGCATTTGGACTTATTTATGGAATTGGTAATAAATTACTAGCACAGAAATTATCTGACCCAAAAGCTGGTATTATAGTTACTCCGGAAGAAGCAGCAAAGGAAATGGAAGTATTCTTTGGTCAACATCCTAAGATTAGGAAGTTTAAAGAGAAACAAGAAAAATTCCTTCGTAAGCATGGGTATTATACTCAGTTATTTGGTACTAAACGAAGACTCCCCCAAATATATTCAAATGATAAGCAAGAGGTTGCTTATGCAATTCGTTTAGGTCTTAACTTCCCATGTCAAGGTGCTGCAGCAAATATGACCAACTTCGGAGCTATCCTGGTTTATTATCTAATGAGGCAAGGTAAACTGCCAATGATGAAAGAAGCTTGTACAGTACATGATGCCGTATATATGTATGCTAAACCAAACGATATTAACACATGGACTGTATATACAATCTGGAATATCCTACGTAACCCAAGTACTAAAAGGTATTTCGGATTTCAAGTTGATGATGTTGATATGGATATGGACTTTACTATTGGTAGAACTATGGCAGAAGAATTACCATTCATTCCCGGGTATGATTATAACAAGATGTTACAACCAGATTTCTCAGTAGAGGAATATATGGCTGAACATAAGAAGTATAAGCATATCCACATCAAGCAATTCAAAGAAAGGTTTAATAAACAAATAAAGAGATATGAAAAAGATTTTGAATGGACCCACAATATGGCGAGCTAAATGCCCTTATTGTGATTGTGAATTCAAATATGATTATTCAGAAGTGGATTCACATACTTTTGCAGATTGTAAATTGGTTAAATGTCCTGGTTGCAATCGGTATCTTCATCATAAAGACAATGCTAAATCCACTACAGAAGTAAAAAGAGAGGATACTATGACAACATAAATAATATAAATTTATGAAACTATGGCAAACGAAGAAGATATTTTGAATGCTAACAGACTATCATCACTAACTTACATGGTAGCTGCTTGCTTAAATTTCTCTATCGAAAATCTTAATCGACAACTAAGGTTATGTAATTTACAGTTAGTAGGTAGAGATAAGATGTTATTCAATCGGATTAAAACTCAGATAGAGCAATTACAATCTAATCTCAATATATTAGAGGATTTGGCTTTTGGAGTTATGAAAGATGAAGAGGCAAGGTTAGCCTATGAAGATGCTACCCATATTTATTGGGCTTTGTTTATGATTCTGGTTGATAGGGGTGGAACTGATAATTTATGCGACTTAAGGTTCAAGGCTTTGATTGATAAGATGGCACCATACAAATCTCTCCTTCATTTGCCTGGTATGGATGTTGCATATAGATGTGCATTCGCTCAAGTATCAAAAGCCATCCAAGATGGTAAATATAGTAAAGAGGATTTTAAGAACCTATTACAATATGAAAACGGAACTGAAGAAACTAAAGGTTAAATTCGAAGGTAGGATATTAGAAATAGATATCCAAAAAGAATTATCTATAAATGAAAATCTCATCAATTCTCAGCTACGAGAATCTCCTTCTAGTTATTATATATTCTGTTCTTTAAGAGATAAGTATATTAAAGAAAGGGATGCACTAGCAAGGGAAAAGGACGAAGCCTATTCTTCTGCATGGATTTATATTAAAGAATCTAACGAGAGATTCAACAATGACTACGTATCACATAAAGCAAACGTAAGTCCGAAATATAAGTCCATATATCAAAGATATTTGAAGGCAGTAGAAAAGGCTAACAAGTATATTTCAATCTGTAGAGCTTATGAATCTAGAGAGGGAATACTGAGAACATTGAATGCCAACCTTCGTAAGGAGAAATATGAACTATAATCAATTACTAACTTTTAAAATATAAGAAATATGAACTATTCATTGACTTTTGTATCTGTAGCAGTAGCTCAGAAATTTAATGAAGAATTGCCTGGTAGTCCAACAGAGAACCGGGTATTGATTTTATCTCCAAAAGAGGTAAATCAAACAAAATCCGGACTCTTTATTCCGGAACAAGTAAAAGAGGGAGTACCTCGTAAAGGAGTAGTAGTAAAATCTGGTATCATCACCGAAGAATATAACACCTATAAGGACTTTGTTGCTATCGGCAGAATTGTTACTTATGGTTTATATGCAGGTAAGGAAATAGAATTTGAAACAGACAAGCTTTCTCCTGCATTGCAACAACTCTTGGAAAAGAACACTCTTACAGTGTTAAGTATGAACGAGGTAATTTATACCGAACCAAACGAGTAATTATCATGATAAAAGACAAAAAGAAAAAGAAAGTATCCTCAGATGGACTTTCTACAAAAGAAAAGATGCTGGCTAGAAAGAAACAGCTGGAATCAAAAGGTAATGGAGGTGGATTCGTATACCCTAAGGAGGGTACTTTAAGGATGAGAATCAAATCTCCGGGTGATGACCAGGAATTGGGTATAGAAGTTATTCAATTCTACTTAGGTGGGGATTTGGGTGGAGTTATATCTCCGGCTACTTTTGATGAACCATGTCCTTTCATGGAGAAATACCAAGAATTGAAAAATTCAAAGGATGACGATGACAAGGAACTTGCAAAAACTTTAGTACCCAGAAGAAAATATGTATTGGGAGGTCCAGTATATGTAGACGAAAAAGGTACTAAGTTTGACTATGATGGCCAGGATAAGGGAGTTCTAGTTCCACGCTCAGTATATCAAGACATCATCGACCTTTACCTTGATGAGGATGAAGCTGGTGATATGACTGACCCGAAAAATGGATATGATATTAAAATCATCCGTTCTGGTTCAGGTAAAATGGATACTACCTATTCTGCTCGTGCTTGTAAACCAACTAAGTTGGATAAGAAATACCAAGGTACAGTAGATTTGGAAGGTATAGTTCGCTCTCAAATCAAATCTTATGATGAACTTGAGGAAATGCTTGCAAAATTCCTCAATGAAGACCATGGAGATGATGACGACGATGCTCCAAAGAAAAAGAAGAAGAAAAAGGGATTACATCGTGACCATTACATGGAAGACGAAAAACCAAAGAAAAAGAGAAAATACAAATCTGATATTTAAGGGTTAGTAAATATGGTTTCATTCGATAAGGTAGTAATTAGATTCATTCGGTTACTACCTTATTTAGTTTAAAGACATTACATTATGGCAAAGAAAACAAAGGTTGGTTTAAAGGTACCAACAGCAAATGAAATGGCAAAGAAATATGGGAGTATGATTAAGTTAGCTTCAGAAGTTACTGATACTGATTTATATATACCCTCAACATTCTTTGCCTTAAATTACTTATTCGGTAAAGGTATTCCATACGGTAAGTCTATAGAGATTGCCGGAGAAGAATCATCAGGTAAATCCTTGGTAGCTTATAACTTTGCTTATGCTACTCAACAACTCGGTGGTCATGTAATATGGGTAGATGCAGAACAATCTTGGATGAACTCATGGGCAGAGATTAATGGAGTAGACCCTGCAAAGGTAACTATTGTTAATGATACTCGTATAGAATATATTGCAGACGTAGTAGCAGACTTAGCAATATATTTACGTTCTCAGTTAACTCACAATGAACCAATACTCTTAGTAATCGATTCTATTGCAGCAACCGACTGTACGGATAATATTGATGCTAAGATGGTTGATGGTAAAGCTGAGATGGGAGGTAGAGCAAAGGCTCTTTACAAATACTTCCGTATTAGAAGTGAATTATTCTACAAACTGGGAGTATCTCAGATTTATATCAATCAGTTAAGAACTGCTTTAAATGTAGGGTTTGGAAAAGATAATACAACAACTACAGGAGGAGCTGCACTCAAGTTCTATGCTTCAATCAGAGCTGCTTTCTATTCAGGAAAATCTGTTACAATCAAACAGAATGGAAAAGAAAGGAAAGCTGGTAAACTTGTTACAATTAGACTTATCAAAAATAAAGTTGCTCCACCAAGACCCACAATTAGCAAATGCCCAGTATATTTCAACCCTAAATTCCATGAGGTTGGTTTTGATAGATGCTATGCTTTAGAGGATGTATTGGTAGATACTGATGTAATCGAAAAAACATCTGGTGGATATAAGCTAAAAGGTAAAACTCTTGCAAGAGGAGAAGAGAAATTCCAAAAGCTTCTGGAAGAAGATGATGAACTTCGTAGAAAACTTTTAAGGAAAGCCGGAGTAAATACTATAGGTACTACTAAAAAACAACTGGAAAGAATAGAAACAAATCTCTTCCCAGTTGATGGTGTAGAATATGAAAATTATGCAGACTCAGACGAAGAGGAGGAAGACGATGAGTAAGAAAGAGGTAGAAGGTATAGAGAAAGTAATTAAAGAGTACCTTAAGAAAAATTTGAGAATGGAATCTAGGGTTAGGTATCTAGATGCTTATAGCCCACCAGAGAATTATTTAGATGTATATCTTGGAGAGGAAAAGATTCAAGAAGTTTCACTTTATGAATTAGATTTTGGACGATGAGCAAGAAAACACAATTTACAAGGTCCAAGAATAAGATAGGTAGTCTGTCTTGGACTTCTCCAATCTATACTCATGGAGAAGGTAAGTATCAGAATAAAATACTTCATGATAATATCCCAGGATATCCAGGATACCACATCTCTAAGAGAGGTAAAATATATTCAAGGTGGGATGTTAATGGTAAGGGTATATTAAACAAAAGATATCACTTAAAACAACCTCATCTAAATAAGAATGGGAGGTATATAGTAGGATTATCTCAACCAGGTATAGGTACTACAAAATGGTTATTACACAGATTAGTGGCTTTAGTTTATATACCTAATCCCGAAAATTTACCCTATGTTTGCCATAAAGATAATGTACCTACTAATAATTCAGTTAAGAACCTTTATTGGGGTACACAAAAAGACAATATGTCTCAAGCTTCTAGGGATGGGAGGATGGTAAACAAATTAAAAGGTAAATGTATCAAAGGTACAGAGATTCAAAGGTCATATATACCTAAGTTGATAGGTATGGGGTTTACTAGAAAAGAGGTATCAGAGATAACCGGGCTGGGACATCAACTAATATCAGATTATTATATTAAATATAAAAATA